ATTTTTTATTTCTTGCTCTTTATATTTTAATTCTAAATTTTTATAATTATTTTCATGTTGAGTATTTAGTACATATTGTTTTTGTGTTGTTATTAGTAATTTGAATTCATTTATATTTTTTATAATTGTTTCATTATCAAATTCTTCCATACCTACATTTATTATAGAAATTTATTATTATTTTTAACAGTAAATTATTATTTTTTCTAATACTTCTTTTATAGTTTTAACAAAATATATTTCTGCTGTTATATCAAAATTATTCTTATTTTTTATTTTTTCATAATCTTCTCTATTTTCTTCTGGCACTAAAATGTGTTTAACACCAGCTTTTATAGCACCTATAATTTTATATTCTAATCCACCTATAGCTTTAACATTTCCTACTAAATCTACTTCACCTGTCATTGCATAATCATTCTTTATATATTTATTTGATAATATACTATATATGGCTGTTGTTATAGCTATACCAGCACTTGGTCCATCTTTTGGTGTTGCAGTCTCAGGACAATGAATATGTAATCCAAAAGGTCTGCTTTTAATTTCATCATGGAAACTAATCTTCTCATTTTCATCTAATAAATTTATTGCTAGTGTTTTGGCACATAACATACTTTCTTTCATAACATCGCCCTGTTGTCCTGTTAGCTCTAATTCTATTTTTGAACTACTAGAAAGTGTTTTTTGAATCTGAATTACAATTAAACCACCTAAACCATCAGTTGTAGCATATAAACCATTTACCATACCTATAGCAGGATTTTCATGAATCTTGTTCTGTCTAAATTTAGGATGTCTATATAATATTTCATCAATTAGCTCTATATTAATATTTATGGATTCAGATTTTTCTAAATATCGTAAATTAATCTCTCTAAATAATTCTGTAATCTTTTCATTTAGTTTTCTTACACCAGCTTCATGAGTATAATTCTCTATTATATAACTAATTAAATTATCATCTAAATTACATTCAAAATTTAGTTCTTCTGATAAATCTTTCAAAGTATAATTTTGTGTTATAATTATTTTTTCTTTTAATTTTAAAGATGGAACCTTAATTTCAGTAATTCTATCTCTTAATATTCTATCTACTTTACTAGCATCATTGTACGAAAATATAAATATACACTTTGAAAAATCTAATTCAACACCTGAAAAAAATCTATCATAAATTTCCTTATTTTGTGATTTGTCAATTAGATGAATCAATATATTTACTATTTCTTTACCCTTCTCTGATTGTGATATTTTATCTAATTCATCAAAATATATTATAGGATTCATACACTTACTCTCCATCAAAAATTCTACCAATCTACCACATTTAGCTCCTAAATATGTATAATTATGTCCCTCTAATATATGACCATCGCTCGCACCACCTAATTGCATAAAACAAAAAGGTCTATGGTTTCCATTTTTATCAACTAAGCATTTAGATATACCTTTTTTAGCAAAACATGTTTTTCCAACTCCGGGTGGTCCATAAAATCCTAAAACAGAACCATCCACTTTTCCATTCATCCATTGTGCTATAATTCTTTCAACTTCTCTTTTTGTTTCCTCTTGTCCATAAGTAGCCTCGTCTAGAGTTTTTTTAACATATGTTAAATAATTTTTCTTTTCTAAATTAATTAACTTAACTTCATTATATAAATTGTTAATTTTATTTTTTAATTGACTATCAAATGTATTTATATTTAATAAAATCATCAAATTATTTGAATCAAATGGATTTTTAATAATATTATTATCATCAATTAAATTATCATTGATTTCATTTTTTAATTTATTTATAATATTATAACTAATTTCACATTTTGTAAATATGTCTTCTTTTATATAGATATTAAACGGTATCTTAAAAAAACTATCAACATAATTTTCAGCTTTTGAACCTGATTCTTTATTTCCTGAAATTTCTTTTATTTTTTCTAATACCTTACTCTTTATTTTATCAGATATATTTAATAACGCTAATCTAGTATTGTAATCTATTTTTAATTCAGGAATTAACTTATTCTTTTTTTCTTCTAATTCATTATTACTAGTTATTAACTTCTTTCTCAAAGAGTAATGAATTGAATTTTTAATTCTATCATCATTTTCTCTAATAATTAAACCAATACCATTATTATAAGATTCTAATAATGTGCTTGCTACAAGATAATTATTTGTTGATAGTAATAAATTAATTATTATAGAGCGTCTTTCATAAATATCCTTAAAAATAAAATTTTTTACTAAATCCGGTAAAACTTTATTTTCTAAATTTTTAGTTTCATAAAATGAACTTTCAATATCACATTGAATAGAATCATTTGATTTTACTAAAAAATCTTTAACAGATAATTGATTTATATAACTTTGTCTAAATTTTGATGGTATATCAACCAAAGTTTTTAAATTAACTAAATTACAATATTTATCTAAAAATAATTCTTCCTTATATATATCATTTAGTGGATCATCTATAAAATAACCATCTAAAGTAATTAATATATCATCTACTTCTAATTCACAAGTTGCTTTATTTAATTCAAATATTATATTTTTCTTTATTATATTATCTATATCTGCAAAGGTTGTTAATTCTTTGTTTGATAATATTTTAATTTTAACATTATTAAATCCTGTTATAATCTTTTTATTAGCTTTTATAATAACAAAATATTTATTTAAAAATGTAAATTTCCTTTTTATTTCACGTTGATATTCTTCAAAATAATCTTGTGGGATAAAATATTGTAAAATTTTATCTGCAGAATTATATCCTAAATTATTTATTATTTGTAATAAATCTTTATAGATTATATTAACATCATTTTGTATTTTTAAAAAATATTCAATGTTATTACTATTTTCTAAATATATTCTACTTTTACTAACATCAATTTCTGTATAAATATCATCAAGCTTATCAATATTTGTGTTATATATGTTATCCGTAATAATATTATTTTTATATAAATTATATAAATGTTTTAATAAATTATTGTAAATATCATAATTACGTTCAATTTCTTGATTAATAATTGTTCTAAAATTATTTAATACACTACTATTATCATCCATACTAAATTATATAAATATTTATATTTTTTATTGGTTGATATTTTTATTTTATGATATCCACCTAGTTTTTTTTATATATTTATTATTATATAAAAATGTCTGATAACTTTAAAACAAAAAAATTAATTCAACAACAAATTAATTCAGGTGCTTTAAACTCTTTTTTTAATAAAGGACAAGTTAATAATTTAAATGTTGGTAAATCAGGACAATACTCTTTAAATGTTATTGGTAATCAAATTGTAGATGGTCTTTTTATTGCTGATAAAATAGGTATTAATACATCTAATCCAACTAAACCGTTTGAAGTAAATAGTTGCACTATTTTTGAAGGTAAAATATCTGTTGCCGCTTCAACATCTTCTTCTCCATTTACAACAACTATAACAGGCACAAATACAAAATTTAAAAAACTTTTTAATATTAATGATCTTATTATTTTTCCTAATTCAAATGGTATCGAAATTTATGGTGTTATAAATAATGTAGTAAGTGATACTTCTCTTAATGTTACTCTTTTTAGCCAACTAGCCGGTGCTTTAACTAATTTAAATTATCAAGGTTTTTATTTTAATCAAGGAACCATATCAATAAATTCTGATCCAAATAATCTAAAAAAAGTTGTAGGAACAAATACTCTTTTTAACTCATTTTATAAAAATGGTGATAAATTTATAACTATCAATAATGGGTTGCTCGAAATTCAAACTGTAAATGAAATTATTAATAATACTGAATTATATTGTAATGGTGTTTTCTCTAATACAACTCCAGCTTCAGGTCTTGCTAATTATTGTTCTACTCTTTATGATATTATTGATGATTATGGTAATATGGGTTTAGGAACTTATAATCCTACTCAAAAATTAGATGTAGATGGTAATATTAATCTTTCAGGACATGTTTATAATAACGGTGTGCTTGTTGATATTTCACCTTGGCTAAATTCTACTGACCCTGCAACTCCACCATATACTCAAAATATTTATTATGATTTGGGTTATGTTGGTATTGGAAATGTTAGTAGTAATCCTGCCTATTTATTGGATGTTTATGGTTCTGCAAGATTTCAAAATACTATTATTAATTCTACTACAGATTCATCTAGTGTTGCTACAGGTGCTCTCACTACAACAGGTGGTGTTGGTATCACTAAAAATTTAAATGTTGGTGGAACCTTTACTGTAGCAGGTCTTACATCAGTAAATGGTGGTATAACTGTTCCAACTGCACAATCTGTTCTTATTAACGGAACAAGCACTCTTACTGTTGGCACAGGAGCTACTACACTCGGTGGCACTCTTTCTGTTGCAGGTCTTACATCAGCAAATGGTGGTATTACTGTTCCAACTGCTAAATCTGTTCTTATTAACGGAACAAGTACTCTTACTGTTGGCACAGGAGCTACTACACTTGGTGGCACTCTTTCTATTACTGGTCTTACATCAACAAACGGTGGTATTACAGTTCCAACTGCTCAATCTGTTCTTATTAACGGAACAAGCACTCTCACTGTTGGAACAGGTGCTACTACACTTGGTGGAACACTTACAGTGACAGGACTAACATCAACAAACGGTGGTATTACAGTTCCTACAGGACAATCTGTTCTAATTAATGGTAATAGCACATTAACTGTTGGCACAGGAACTACCACATTAGGTGGTGCGCTTACAGTGTCAGGACTTACATCAACAAATGGAGGTATTACTGTTCCAACAGGACAATCTGTTCTTATTAATGGCACTAGCACTCTCACTGTTGGAACAGGTGCTACTACTTTAGGTGGTGCTCTCACTATTAGTGGTCTAACATCAGCAAATGGGGGTATTACCGTTCCTACAGGACAAACTGTCTCTTTAAATGGCACAACTTCTTTAACTGTTGGTGGCACACTGACTGTCACAGGTTTAACTTCTACCAACGGTGGTATTACTGTGCCAACCGCTCAATCTGTTCTTATTAACGGAACAAGCACTCTCACTGTTGGAACAGGTGCTACTACACTAGGTGGAACACTAACAGTGACAGGACTAACATCAACAAATGGTGGTATTACTGTACCTACAGGACAGACTGTTTTATTAAATGGAACTACGTCTTTAACTGTTGGAGGTGCTCTTACTGCTACAAGCTTAATCTCAGCTAATGGTGGTATTACTGTGCCAACTGCTCAAGCTGTATCAATTAATGGAAATAGTACTCTAACTGTTGGAACAGGTGCCACCATACTTGGGGGAACACTAACTATTACTGGTTCAACATCTGCTAATGGTGGTATTACTGTGCCAACAGGACAAACTGTTGCACTTAATGGTACTACTTCTCTTACTGTTGGAGGTACTCTCATGACAACTGGTCTTACTTCAGCCAATGGTGGTATAACTGTTCCTAATGGCCAAACAGTTCAAATAAATGGAAATAGTGCGCTTACTGTTGGAAATGGAGCTACAACTTTAGGAGGTGTATTAAATGTGACTACAGCACTAACAACACTTTCAAACGGTCTAACTGTATCAGGAACCAATGGTGTAACCCTAAATTCTACTACTAATACAATAAATATTGGCGATGGTGCTAATAATAATAATATCAATATAGGAACTGCAGGAGTAAGAACTTTGACTGTTGGTAATAATACAGCTGGAACTAAATTAAATATAACAGCAGGAACTGCAAATGCCACTGATGGTGTAGTTATTACTGGTAATTCATATTTTAATAATAAGTTTATAAATTATATTGATATAACCTCGACACCTGATGCTGATTATACTCCTCCTTCAGCAATTTTATTTGTTAATGGTTATTTTTTTCAAAGTGTAGCTTTAGGTGCAGGAAGAAATTTTACTACACCAACAGCAGCAAATATTGTAGCAGCAATTAAAAATTGTATAGTAGGTTCATGTTTTACATTTACTATTAATAATAAAGCTGGTGGAAATAATAGAACTATTGTAGCTGGTGCAGGTGTTACTACTATAAATTTAATATCTGCTATTATATTAGGTGGAACATCTTTAGTATTTATATGTAGAATAACAAATATTGGTTCCGGAACCGAAGCAGTAGAATTATATGATACTGCTGCATAATTTATGTTTAAGAATATATTTATATATATATAAATATGGATAACAATAAAGATCATATTTTTATATGCATACATTGTGGTGATAAATTTGTTATAAATGAGAATGATTTTAATTGTAAAATTTTACGACATGCAGTATTTAAGAATACACTAAAAGAGATAAATCCACATACATCAAAAGAAGAATGTGAAAGATTAGTAAATGAAGGTCTCGTGTATGGATGTGCAAAACCATTACGAATTAAAGAAGAAAGAAATTATAATGGAAATTATGAAATAGAAATATGTGATTACATATAGTTAGATAATTAAATCATATTTATGTTTATTAACATATTTTTTATAATTATTATTCATTAAGTTATATATATATGAATAGTAATCATCAAAACATTTAAATTTATCAGGTTTTACAGGTTTAAATATTTTAAAAACTATTTTTTTTTTAAGATTAATATTATAATTAAAAATAAACTTTGATCTTTTTTTTAATAAAATAAGAGTTGGCACTATAGTTATATTATTTTCGTAAGCCAAATAAAATAAACCCTTTTTAAAGGGTATTAAACTATCAATATTAGAAAATTCACCTTCTGGAAATATACTTATATTAATTTTATTACACGTATATTCCAATATTTTCTTTTTAACTTCAATACCACTTTTAATTTTATTTTTGGCATCAATATCATAATAAATACAATCAGGATGATTTTTATAAAAAAGTTTAGCTATTAAACCATTAGCAACAACAAACTTTGTATTTTTAAAAATTTTATGAATAAAAAATCCGTCTTCAAATGAAACATGATTTGCTATAATTATATAACCATCTTCTTTTGGTATATTTGTATTTCCTTTAACTATAATTTTATTTTTAAAAAATGTATTTAGCCATTCATCTTTATAATTTAATTTATTTTTGATTAATAATTTTATTACAATTAATAATGAAAATATTATCTTCAATACAATACCAAACATAACTAAAAAAATATTAAACATAGCTATCTTATATTTAATATTTATAAAATATTTAGTTTGTTATAGGGAAAATTATTAAACATTATGTAAAAAATCATATAAAAAATCCTTACAGTTTAAAATATTATCAAATTTTTTGTTATCAAATATCATATTGTAAATTAAATTTACTCTTGAATCAAAATCGCTAAAAATTATTTTTTGATTTTTAGAATAATTTAATTTAGGTTTGATTGATATATTATAAAATTCATTTAAATATGGTATTATTATTTGTTCATAATAATATTCATTATTAACCCAACCTGATATTCGTGCATTACATTCCATAATATAAATATCATTTTTATCTTTTATAAATTCAAATTCAACAAATCCATTATAATTTATTTCTTTTAATATTATCTCAGCAAATTTTAACAAATCTTTTTTATAACATACTTTTCCTGTTATTCCTTTCATATATGAAAAAACGGATCTATTTGCTAATTTTGTTTTAATACAAATACTTGATATTATTTTACCATTTTTACATACACAACTTAATTCATAACCACAATCATTATTAATTATATCTTGTATTTGATGTTCTGGATATTCTTTAATTAAATTATATATATAATCTTCTTTATATATAATACCTTTACTACCAAAACCGTCATTAGGTTTTATTATAAAATTCTTTTTTATATTTTCATAATTTTTTTTAATATATTTTTCATTATATGTTTTAATTAATTTTATATTTGTTTTATTAATTTTTGTTAGGAATTTATAAAAATTACTTTTATTATCTAACATTCTATAAATATTTGATTTAAATAATATTTCTTGTTGTTCAACACCAAAAGGTATAATTATTTTATTTCTCTCATTTTTTATATCTGTTCTAAATATGATATTTATATTATTTTGTGTTAAATACCATGCTACAAATATACTAAAAAAATAAAATATACCATCTTTACGAACATAAATAATTATTTCTGTCATTTGTCTTAACATATATTAACATTTTTATTTTATTGTGGTATATACTATTTTTGATTTAAGGCAAAGAGTAAAAAAGGAGAAGTTATAGCAGATGCTAAACACCACATACTTGGAGTGCTTCCTTTTGTATATGATGTTAATAATAATAGTGTAGTGCAATATTCAACATCATCTTCAGTAGTAGCACCAACTAATTCTATAATTGTGAACCAAGGTTTTTTTTCTGAACTGTATCTTATGGAGATTTATCTAATGTATTTGATAATCAATCTTTACAATTAACTTCTAATTTATATGATATTTTTGTAGTTTCAGCGCAAATGATTAATGGTAATAATTCAACTGTATATGCAGACATAAATTGGAATGAATTTTACTAAAAAATTGATAAATATTATTTATATATATAAATAAAATATTCATTTAACATATTGAAAAGAAGATGATGCTTTCTATCCTACCACACGATATTCAAAGGAATTTAATTGAAAGGTGTCCTCAATTAAATTTTGTATGTAAATCTTTTAGATTACAAAATTTTATAAAACCAGTAGGACTTAATTATCCTACAAGAGAAAATGATAAAGATGATATTATTATTGTAGAACATGTAGAAAATATTAAAGGACAAAAAGAAGTGTTAAAATTAGAATTTAGAGATGATATAAAAAAAGTTATAAAAAAAATAGAAGAATATATTGAAAGAGATAATGTTCGTTCTCTAAATACAAACTCTGTAGAATTATATAATGCTCTATGGCCTTACATTGAAAAAATAGAAAATCATCATAATAAAAAGAATATTATTCAAAATTGGAAATATGGTAATGCTTATAAATATGCAATCAATGATTCTGCATTAAGCACATATAATTCAAAATTAAAACTGTTCTTTGATTTTGTTATGTATATTCACCGTTAAGTTTAATAAATATAAAAAGAAAAAATATTAAATAAGCACATAATTGATAAAAGATATATTACTCAATACATTGATGAAATTTTTATAAATAATTAAATTTTCTATAGAAAGAGCTTCTGAAAGCTCTATCATAAGAGAAATTAGTCTTTCAAATAAACCAACATTTTCTATAATATTTAGAGCGATGGATACACAAAAAAAAAGGAGACAGGAGTAAAAAGTCTTCTAATTATTTTTTACAAACAAAAATTGATTAAATATAATTTTTTATAAATAATATGAATAAAAGTATAAATAGATATGATAAATAGATTATAAACATATCAAAAACATGAATAATATATTATTCAATTATGGTAAAAAAATACTAAATAAGCATATAACAGACAAAAGATATATTACAAAATACAATGATGAAATTTTTATAAATACAATATCTAATCTTGATGAAGAAAATACAAAAACTATATTTGAAAAAGAATTACATAATATAATAAATAGTTTAGATATACCAGTAGAATACAAGAATCAATTAAAAAATTTAGAAACTGAAATAATAGTTAGAAATAAAACAAAAGATGATAATTATTATTTTAATTGGCATTTTGATGACAAAAAACTTATAGTTCATAAAAAACATAATAAAAATGTGCTACATAATCTTAAAATTATTTATGAAGATGATAAAAATATTTATTGTTTGTATAATAAAAATAATCAAAAAAAATTACTATATACTCTTATATTTTATATAAATACTCACAATATTGATTTTATTGGCGGTGAATTTTGTTTTATAGATAAAATTATTAAACCACAAAAAGGTATGATTTTGTTATTTCATTGTGATGAATTACATAAAGTTAATTTACTTAATAAAGGAAAAAGAAAAGCAATTGTTGTAAAGTTTTATTATAAATAAAGTAAATTTGGATTTAGTTCTTTTCTTTGTAAATTATTTGAACCAAAATCCAGGCTGACTGGCAAGATGTGCAGTGCGACCAAAGACCAGACTTTAAAGATTTTTTAAAATCTTCAAGGCCCAATGAATTGATATTTTTGTCAATAGTATTCATTATACTTGAATCACTAACATCACGGAACACGCATGCTTTCATGTGTTTCTTTGATGCTTTCATGTGTTTCTTTGATGATATTATTATAATCACCTATATATTCAATAACTTAATAATTTTCAACTTTTTATAGCTACAGTTACAAAATATTATAAGCACTTATTGTAATCATTATTTAGTCTCTTTAGTTTATATTAGTTTTTCTTAACTTACTTTGATTTTTTGTTTCTGTTTATTATATGGTATAAATTGGACATATATCATTTTTCTATTTTATATAAAACTTTATAATAAAATTTGATTATTAATTTATATATATCTGTATATATACATATATATAATGGATGATTATAATGTTATATTAAAAAAATATTATGCTTATGATTCGTTAAAGACAGAACAATATAAAATTATAGATACAGTTCTAAATAAAAAGAGAGATGTTTGTGCTATTTTAGCAACAGGTTTTGGTAAATCAATTTGTTATCAATTACCTGTTTTAATCAGTAAAAAATCTGTTGTTGTTATATGTCCTTTAATTGCTTTAATGAAAGAGCAGTGTGAAGAAATGGAAAAGAAAGGTATTCCTGTATGTGTATTTAATGGTGATACAACTAAAAAAGAAATAGAATTATATGAAGAACAATTATGTGCTGGAGAATATAAAGTAATATATATGACACCAGAATATTTTATTAAATCCAAGAAATTGATTAAAAAATTAGAAAAGGTAGAAAATCTATGTATGGTATGTATTGATGAAGCACATGCTGTATCTACATGGGGATTAGATTTTAGACCAAGTTATACTAAATTAGATATTATTAAAGAATGGGTTAATGTACCAATTCTAACACTAACAGCGACAGCATCATCAAAAGTTAGAGATGATATACAAAATATTTTAAATATGGATAATCCTTTAGAATTGATTGGTAATTTTGACAGACCAAATCTATTTATTAAAATTCTACCAAAGAAAAAAGATATTGTTGAAGATATAGGAGAACTATTAAAAAAGTATAAGAATGAATATATAATTATTTATTGTAAAACCAGAGATGAAACTGAAAAAACAGCAGAACTAATTAATAAGAGTGGTATTGAATGTTTTGCTTATCATGCAGGTTTAAATACAAATACCAGAAATGATACACAACAAAATTTTAATGATGGAACTTATAAATGTATTGTAGCAACTATAGCATTTGGCATGGGAATTAATATTCCTAATGTAAGATTAGTTATTCATTACAATTGTCCTAAAAACATTGAAAGTTATTATCAAGAAATAGGTAGAGCTGGAAGAGATGGAAAACCTTCAGAATGTTATCTATTTTATTCCAATAAAGATTTTGTAGTGAATAGATATTTTTTAAAGAGTATTCAAAATCCTGTATATAAAAATTATCAAGAAGAGCAAGTTAGATTTATTGAAAAGTATATTTATACCACAGAATGTAGGAGAAAACTAATTTTACAAAATTTTAATCAGGAAATAGAGAACTGCACTAATTGTGATAATTGTTTAAAGAATAAGAAGGATGTTGTAAGAGTTGAGTATAGTCGTCAATTATATTTATTTTTAGGTTTATTAAAAAGAATTAATGATAAATTTGGAAATACAACAATTATTAATATTTTATTAGGAAAAGGAAGTATTAAAGATATTCTTAAAACAAATGCTGAATTTGGTGAAGGTTTAGAATATGGAAATTTAGAATGGTGGAAAATCTTTACTAGAACATTAATTAATGAAGAACTGATTAAAGAAAATCAGGTAACAGGATTCTTTGGTTCTACATTATGTTTAACAACTAAAGGATTAAAATTAATTAATTTGCTTAAGAATAAGTATAAAAACTTTGAAGATTTACAAAAAGAAAAGAATAATATTTCAGATTGTTATCTAACTGAAATAGTTTATACTAAAGAACCTAAAAAAACGAAGGAGAAAATTAAAGTGGTTAAAGCTGTGAATAAGAAAAATTTAATTATAGAAGATTAGATTTTATAAAATAGATATAATTTTTATAGATTTATTATACATCATATGGCATATTAGCTGGTTCGCCATTTGGTAAAAGTATTCTTCTACTATAAATCCATTTTTTATTATAATAACTCCATTTTACAGACCTATCTATTTCTAATCTATCAAATCTAAAAATTAGTTGTATAAGATATAAATTAATATTTTCATTATTAGCCATCCAATATGGAATCATATTTACAACTGAATTTATCAGATTGAAAGGAGTATTTAATTCTAGAAACAATATTCTACTTGGACTAGGTCTATATAACATTAGTTCTTTACATTTGTATTCTTTCCATTCATACGCCCAACAATAGGGATTTTTTCTATCAACAAAAAATTCTCGTGATTCATCACCTGTAAGGGGTTGAAATTTATGATCTGATTCTAAAAGTTTAATAACAAATTTTCTATCTTCTTCTAAATTTGGATAATATTCGTCAGGAACAAAAGTTCTCATAAAATCTAAAATCAGTATTCTTGATTCAGAGTTATTTAATAAATTTACTAATTTTTGTTGAATAAATGAATATCTAACTTTCCAGTTTTCAAACTCTTCACGAATTACTCTAATTTTTTCATCATATTCTTTTTTCTTTTCCAAATATCTAAGGAATTCTGGATGTTGTTGTTTATGATATTTTTCTACTTCTGGTTCATTGTATTTTAATTTTACAAATTTAATTTCTACATATTCTTCATAATTTATTTTAATATTTTTTTCATTTTGTAAATATAAATTTAAATATTTTTTAATTTTATCCTTTAGATCTTCGTATGGTAATTCACCAATATATGGTATACCTCTAATTATCCCCCAATCATCAACACCTAAGGTTAATTTACCGATTAATACACCTCCATTTATAAATCCAGCCCAATATTTAGGACAATAATGTTTTAGTTTTTTCTTTAGATTTTTCTCTACTAGCACATTAAAGTCTGCAAATGAACTTGTTTTACAGTAATTTTGAGCAGTATCTAGTGTAAATTTTAAATCAGAAGAATTTAGAGAACATGTTTTATTTTCTGTTTCTAAATCCTCATTATTTGTAAATTCACCGTATATATATTCTTCTTGGTTCCTGCAGTCCATTATTAGTTTAATATAAATATTTATTTATCAATTTTTTATTGATATTATATATTATATAATAATATGGTCACCAAAAAAAGATTATTACAGCATCTTAAGAATGACATATATTGTAGAATTGGTGTTTCAAACGTTCATGGGGTAGGTGTCATTGCTATAAAAGATATTCCAAAAGGAATGAATCCTTTTGTTACACTATCAAAAGAAAAAGATAAAATAATAACTTTAAGTAAAGATGATATTAAAGATATACATCCAAACGTTTGTAAAATATTAACAGATTTTTTTGGTGATAAAAAAAGAGATGATTATGATGTGTATGCTTATGGACCAAATTATATAAATATATCATTTTATATGAATCATAGTGATAAACCAAATATAGATGTTATTGAAGATACTGAAAGTAATTATTATAGTTTTATAACAAATAGAAAAATAAAAAAAGGTGAAGAATTATTTATTAATTATAATAAATATAATAAATAATAAAGAAATATTTAGAGAATAAAATATAAATATATATATATTATGATAAATATTGAAGATTTTGATTTAACTGTAGAACCTTCTGATGATTTTGCATGTTATGTAAATGGGAAATGGCAAAAAAATAATCCGATTCCAAAAAAATATACAAAATGGGGTACATTTGAGATACTTCATGAAGAAAATCTAAATAAATTAAAAGATATAGTAAGTTCAAAATGCGAGGATAAATATAAAAATTTAAACATACTTTATAATTTAGCTTTAGATGAAGAAAGGTTAGAAATAGAGGGTTTAAAACCTTTTGAAAATATTAAAAAATTAATTCTTGAATCAAATGATAAAAAAGAATTATGGGAAATAATGGCAACATTAAATAAATATGGATTTTCTGGAATGTTTTCAACTTATTCACAGGAGGATGCTAAAAATAGTTCTCTAGTTATTTTATATTTGGCAACGGGAGGATTAGGACTTCCAGATAGAGATTATTACTTTTTAGAAGATAAAGAAGAAATAAGAATAATGTATAAAAAATATATTAGTGACATTTTATTATGCTTAAATCCCTATAATTCTGATTTTAATATTGATGAAATTTCACAATTAATATTTAATTTTGAATTAAATTTAGCAAAATTCACATTCACTAAAGTAGAAAAAAGAGATCCTGAAAAAAATTATAATAAAATAAATTTATCAGAATTTAATAATTTAACTAATCTAGATTGGAATCAATATCTTAAACTTTTAGATATTTTGATAGATATACCATATATGGTTGTTGATAATTTAGATTTTTTTAAAAATCTAGGTGAATTGTGGATTAATACTGATTTTAATTTATTAAAATTATATTTATTATTTAAATCATTATCATATTCAGCATATTATTTAAATGAAGAACTAGTAAATCTTAAATTTAATTTTTATGGTAAATTTTTATCAGGTCAAAAGGAAAATAAACCAAGATGGGAAAGAGCAATATCTATGGTTGATATGGCAATGGGCGAATTATTAGGTAGAAAATATTGTGAATTACATTTTAATAGTGATTCTAAAGAAAAAATGCTTGATATGGTTGAATCACTAAATAATGAATTAGCAGAAAGGTTAAAAAATCTTACATGGATGAGTGAAGAAACTAAAGAAAAAGCTTTTAAAAAACAAAAAGCTTTTAAAGCTAAAATTGGTTATCCTGATAAATGGAGAGATTATTCAACTCTATTTTTAGGTAATACTCATAAAGATGCTAAAAGCTTACTTAAGGTTATTATAGATTGTAATCTTTTTGAACATGAATATGATATTTCTCAATTATATAAACCAACAGATCCTAATAAATGGGAAATGAATCCACATGACGTAAATGCTTATTTTCATCCTCTAAGAAATGAAATTGTTTTTCCAGCAGGTATTCTTCAACCTCCTTTTTTTAATCCTGATGGTGATGATGCACTTAATTATGGTGCGATAGGCACGGTTATTGGACATGAAATGACTCATTCATATGATGATAAAGGTTCTCAATTTGATCATAATGGACAATTAAATAATTGGTGGACAGAGGAAGATAGAAAAAAATTTATGGAAAAAGCAAATTATTTTGTTAATGAATATGGTAGTTGTCAAATTAATGGTAGAAATGTTAATGGAGAATTAACACTTGGTGAAAATTTAGCAGATCATGGTGGTGTTAAAATTGCTTTTAATGCTTTTAAAAAGAAATTAGAAAATAAAAAATTATTAGAAAAATCAGAATTTACTCCTTTACAGAAATTTTTTTTATCTTGGGCTATAGTTTGGAGATGTAATATAACAGATAAGGAGGCTGATAAAAGATTATTAACTGATTTCCATTCTCCTAATATTTTAAGAATTAACTGCACTCTAAAAAATATACCAGAATTTCACCAAGCATTTAATATTATTTCTGGTAATATGTATAGAAAAAATCCAGTTCAAATGTGGTAAAATTAGAATGTTTCCGTATTTTTAATGCCGATTTTTAATTTTTATAAATTTTTGGCTGTTTATATTTTGATGACTTTTTACTATTATTTTTATACTTTATGGTTTAAGCATGTTTAATGGTGGATGTTGCAGTGTTTTCTACTCACCTTTACAGCTCCTGATGTGGTTTTAACACTAACACAGCAAGAGCAGCGGTTAAACTGTCCTTGGCAAATAACACCAAAATGACCTGCATATGGTCCTGCAAAGATTGTAACAGTGTTCGAAGGAGGCTGAATAGGTGAAGGTCTAAGGCGATTCAAGCCATTGGTTTTTAGTAACGAATGTATCAAATCCGCACAATCAGTATTATATGGTTGTTGGCAATATTTTAAGTAGTCGCATTTTTGATCTTTTTCATTGATCCTATTCATCATACTCTGAACAATAATAGCAGCCAAAAAATCCATAAAATCATAGTTTTCCATCCTTCCAAATGAATTAAACAACATAAAAGTTTAGTTTTATCAACTTTTTATGTATATAAAAATAATTTCCACCCGCCTTTTTCATCCTAAAACATTGGTAAGATATTCTGAAGAAATGACCAATTATCAGTTGGCACCCAGGAAAACTCTTCTCCAACCCTGATGTAGGCTTTGTTTGCTATAGACAATACAAGATGACCAATCACACCAGCAAATTGTGTGCCTTTAGTATGTATTACTACCAACTCATAATTAAAGTTCATCAGATATCGTTCCATGTCAACGAGACTCATATCCTTCACAATAAACTTTATTACAGGACTCTCATTGTTGGAAAGAGATAGAACTTTTCGTTCTCCTTCGTATTGATGAAGACCAACCAAACCATTCTTTATTGTTGTTAGTAATCGCACTTTGAAGGTTTGCTCAATTTCTGGCTGAATCATCATGAAAAACTGTGCTATGAGAGCATAATTGAACAAACCATCCGTTTTAGGTGGTATGGTGCAATCAACCAACTTTCCTTCTCGTATAGTGGCTTTTGCGTTCAACTCAGGGGTATTAATCTCAATTTTGATGGTCTCTCCTTCTTTCCAAATATCCAAAGAAACAAAAGGAGGTAGATTTTCAAGCAAACACAATAATGTATGCCAGTTTGCTTGATGTACGTTTAGTTGTGGAAGCGCATTAGCCATATAAGAATATAGTTAATAATGAATTAGCATTATGAAAATAATATAAATTCAATTTTTATAACCTTTTTTATATATAAAAAAAGTAGATCTTTTTAGAGCCTGCCCTGTTGAGAAAATTTAGATAAAACATTATCTAAATTGTCAATCTTTTCATCATTCCAAGAGAAACGTCTCCCCCCTTCAAGCCACACATACTCTCTGTCCTTCTTTTCAATTCGTTCAACAACGCCATGAAAAGATGAATTTGGTGTTTTTAATACCATAAGGGAAGGATTAATAGTGTTCAACATGATCAGAGTAGGCTTACTCAAGCGATATTTCACCATAGCATCTGTCTTGGAAAGACACATAAAACCTCCAACTCCATAGTTGTGCGTACCAATATATCCACCTGCAGGAGTTGGTACGATTTCTACCAAGCTTATGATAGAATCATCTGGTATCATGATAATCTGAGTTCCAAGTGCTGTGTTTGGCTGTGTAGTTTTTCTCCAAGGAACACACAACTGCGGAAAACGACGACTTTCTAAAACTTGTTCGCCAACGATCCTTACGATAGCATCAAAGCCTTGACCGATAATGTTCAAGTCAATTTCATTTCCTTTCTTGTGAATTACCAATTTTGTAATTGGTGGTAATCTGGCACACAGTGCCAATACTAGCTGCATACGGTGTGAAACAGCGGGTATAAGAGGAGAGGGAACTTTACTCTGAGTAAAAATGTCTATAAGCATATTTACCCACAAAACAGGTTCTGAAAGGTCTCTCATAGTTAAGGTAAAGGATGGGTTATCAACATGATGAGCGATGATATTAACTCCAACACGTTTAATAACTAGTTTTTTGAACTCTAACTGATGAGAAACAACATCTAGGGGAGTTTTGAAAGTGGATGCCAAAATGCTCATGACATTTTTAGCAGGTTGCTCTTCCAAGATAGTATTTGAACAGTTGATAAGTTTGCTAAACAAATCCCATTCTTGATTTTCCTTAATTTGAACTATTGTCATATTAGGTCTCTTAGATTCCTGAACAGGAGAAGAAATTTGTTCAGTAGTTTCCTGAACTAAAGTTGTTCTCTTAGTTTTAGTATTGCGTGCTCTTTTAGGGGGCATTTCATAGATATAAATTACTAATAAATAATATTTCAATTTTTTTTATTTAAGAAATATTTTTATATATATATAAAAAAATATAGTTTTAATATTCATAAAAAAATTGATTATCTTTATTTATAAAGGCATCGATTTGATTAAATATATGTTTTCTAGCAATTTCATTATTTTCAAAATCTTCATTAACATCAATAGTACAAGAATTTAAATCTTTTTTATTACTTATTAGCCAATTATCATGAGCATTATGCAGCATTTCTAAATATTCAAGAGAAACTGATGATTCTTCATTTCTAGATCTAATCTTTAATCTTTTAAAACTTACCTCTGGATCACAACGAAGATAAATAAATCCAGATGGTTTTCCTAATTTTTCAATTAAAGTATTTTCAAGCCACACATACCAGTCATTATACATTTTCCATTCTAGTGAAGACATTTGACCAGTTTCATAAAGTGATTTAGCAAAAACATTTTTATCTGTATAAATTGATCTTTCAGTCATTTTACATTCTTTAATAGTTGGTTTTGTTAAACTATTAACTCTTGTAATAGCTGCATAATTTTGAAAAGTATAAGACCATCTTTGTGGATCATCATAAAAATTTTGTAAAATATTTTTATTAGTAGAATCATCCCTAAGATTAATCCAGTTGTTAATAGGTTCTAAACAAATATCTATATTATTATATTTTTCAGCAAATAATCTACAAAATGTTGATTTTCCAGATCCAATATTACCTTCAATTGAAAACCATTTTTTAACCATCTTTTTAGTAATAGGTATATATAACAAATAATATTATAAATAAAAATCAATTTTTATTATATGTTTTGTAAAAATTATTGAGGTCTAAAATTAATAAGAGTATTTAATCTAGTTTCATAAACGCCCATAACAAACATTAAATGATTTTGAAAAATCTTATTTAGTGGCAAATTTAAAACTTCATTTTTAAGTTTATCTAATATATTAAAAATACTATATTTATATCTATTAAATAATAATTCTAAATTATATCTTGAATTACTATTATCATCAAAATCATACCAATATATATTTTTAATATAATCTTCAATTGATACCGTTACTATATCACCTTTTATTGTTAGTTTTTTTCTATTTACAAATCCTTTTGTCGTCACAAATTCATTTAGTTCTTTAAATATATTCTTAAATACAAAATATGTCTTATTATATCTTATATTATTATTGGATGGATTACAATCTTCTGAACTTGAACTTGAACTTGAACTTGAACTTGAACTTGAACTTGAACTTGAACTTGAACTTGAACTTGAACTTGAACTTGAATCTTCAGTTATATTAAAATCGTTAGAATTACAATAGAAAACAATTTTATTTTTAATATTAAAATTAATAGTTACAATACATTTTATATATTCAGTAAATTTATTAAAAAAAAATTTAAGTTTAGGAAGTGTTTCTATCATATCAGAATATAAAATATTTGAAGGATTAATAAGAGTAGTATTTTTTATAAGTATATATTCATAATTGATACAATTTGTATTCAATGTAATTTGATTACCCCAGCTATCATAAAATGAAAAAGTGAGAGTTGTAATATTACCAAGTGCGGTATCTTGATAAATTTTAACTGCATAATAAGGATTACCTCTATAATAAAGTATTCCTGTAACTTTGTCTGGGAAAACAGTAAAAGAATTATCATTAATAGGATTAGTTGCTAAATTTTGTCTATTAGATAATTCAGGAATATTAACCATAATAAATCTATCAGTAAATAATAAACTAGTATCATTTACATTTGGAATATATCTATAGCATGATAATTTATTTTCAAAATGTCTATCAAGATCATCTTTAATATTTATTTTACCTGAAGGAGGACATTCATCGTCACAAGAACTACTGCAGTATTTCCAATCATTATTTATAATAACAGAACTAAATCTAGGTAAAACTATATTATCAAGTCTAAGAAATTTAATATTTATAAAATCTCTTGATATATAAGGATTATATATTTTTTTTTGTCTATTTTCATAATTTATAATAAAATTAGGAGAAGAACCAAATATTAAAATATCATCTTCTACATTATCATCTATTTTAGATCGAATATTAGGATTATTACTTATTTTTGTTTTAGAATTTCTTTTAAGTTCTCCTTTTAATTCATCTTTTAATGATAGCGTACTAATACCACTATTTACAATAGGTCCAAAAGTCACTTTATATTGAAAAGGATCTGGATATAATTCTGTATCTCTATCAATTGAATCAATATTTAATCTATATTCTGTAATTGTATCTTTATTAACTGGAGAACCAATATTTTCATCCAATGTATTATTTTTATAAGAAAAATCAGGTTTTTTATTTATAGGTACATTTTCTGTGAAATTTTGTTGATAATTAAACTGTCTCATATCATTAAGAGATTCATTTCTAGCTGAATTAGTTTCATTCCTATAAAAAGTACTATTTGGTTCATAACTATTATAATTTCTAATAAACTGTTGTTGTTCAGTATTAAATTTGTTATTCATTTATAATATATAAATATAATATTTTGTGTTTAATATGTTTAAAAATTAGATAATTATATATTAATATATAATTATAAAATGGAACAAGTATTTTTATCCAATGAAAATATTATAAACTTGACAAAAAAATTAATTTTATATCTTGAATTAGATGAATCACAAATTAATAGAGAGGTCATTATGAAATGTAAAAAAATTATTTCTAATTATATGAATGCTATTTTTGATAAATATGGTAATAAAAAACCACAAAATATTTCATCAAAAGATTTTCTTGAAAAATTAAATAAAAAAAGTCTAAGTGATTGTATTAGAATGTTTGAAGAAAAAAAACAGTCTAATAGAAATAATTTAAATAATAATTTACCAAAATATAATCAACAAAATAATAATCAACAAAATAATAATCAACAAAATAATAATCAACAAAAAAATATGTTAGGAATACCAAATAAATTTATTAGACCTGATGATATGATGAATAGAATGACAAATAATAATAATAATAATAATTTTAACAAACCAAAAGAATATACATCATATAATGATGGTGGTGGAGCTTATGCTTCATTTAGTTCATTAAATAATAGTAATGGTCCTTTTATAACAGCTACTGGCGAATATGGATTACCATTAGAGATGCAAAACGAAAATTCAAATCAAAATAGTGGTTTTAATCAAAATAATGGACCTTCAGGAAGATTTGAAGGACGTAAAAATTTCTCTGATGAATTAGAAAGAAGAATGAATGTTTTACAAACAGAATACAGAGGAGGTTCTAATCAAAGTAGGCCACAATTAGATGAAATGACCGCTAAATTATTAAATCTAAATAATACAGGCGCACAAATTCCACCAGGTATGGTTCTACCACCAAGTATGCAGGGTAATAATAATAGAAATAATAATATGAATAATAATATGAATAATAATATGAATAATAATAGAAATAATAATATGAATAATAATATGAATAATAAAGGTGGAAATAATAATAATGGAGATATGGGTTATTCCTTTAATTATACGAATGATGATGTTGGAACTGATTTTAATCAAGCATATGGAGGACAAGAAACTCAATATAACGGCATTGATAGTTTTGAAAATAATTATAAGCCTAAAATAGAAGAAAATCTAAATAATAGTGATACAGATTTAGATACTAAATTAAAAAAAATGGAAATGGAAAGAAGTAATATTAATAAAATGATGTCATCAATGCCAAAAAATAATAATTTTGATCCGATGAAATCTCCTAATTTAGATAAGAAAAAAAATGATGATTTTTTTTTTTTGAATAATTCAGAAAATAAACAAAAAGAACCAGTAGTAAAAACAAAAGAACCAGTAGTAAAGCAATCTGTAAAAACAAAAGAACCAGTAGTAAAGCAATCTGTAAAAACAAAAGAACCAGTAGTAAAGCAATCTGTAAAAACAAAAGAACCAGTTGTTAAACAACCAGTTAAAAAACAAAAACAACCAGTTAAAAAAATAAAAGAACCAGTTAAAAATAGTATAAATGATATAGAAAAAAATATAGAAGCATTAGAAAGATCTATAAAAATAGATGAAGAAAAAGATTCTAAAAAAGCATTAATTAAATTATTAGTTGAGGCGAAAAAAAATAAGGAAACAGATATAATATCAGATACATCAGAGAAAGAAAATTTTAGTTCTATAAATAAACAAAATAATGTTATAGAATTGAATATAAGAAGGAAAAATAAAAATAATAATATGTCGATAAATGATACCTTATCTGATTTAAAACAAAATAAAGTATTTGAAGAAAAAATTATAGAAATACAAAGTAATAAGATTGTTGATAGTGAATGTTTTAATGATTATATGATAAATTTTGAAAATAAGATTAAATTTAGAGATATAAATATAAATACAATACAGTTACCAAGAAATATAAAAGAGAATATAATAGAAGGTAAAAATAACAGATTAAAAATAATTATTAATGAAAAAGAACATATTATTGAATTAGAAGAAAATTATTATAACAGAAATGAAATATATTATTATATAAATGAAGCATTTGAAAGTAATAATATTAATATTAAATGTGAATTAGCAGAAGATAATTTTATTTTTAAATCACAAGTAAGATTTAATATGATTAATGAATCAGATAGTATTTTGCCTTACTTAGGTTTTAATAAAAATTCTTATATAAATAGAAATGAATATAAATCTACAAATATATTAAAACTAGGTGATAATATATTTTATTTAGTTATAGAAAATATATGTAGAGAACCACTATTTTTAATAAATAATGATAATAATGAAATAAAAAAATTAATAGAATTAAATGAAAACTATGAAGTAGATCATTTAATTATAAAATTTTATAGAACTAAAAATGAAATAATAAAAAATGATTTAGAATATAAATTCTTTTTTGAAAAAGAACATAAAATAGTCTTAAATTTTACTTAAAATATCTAAATCTACATTTATTTACTTTTTCATCAGGTAATCTTTTTCTAGTAAGATGATCAAAAGTTTTTCCTTTTAATAATCTTAGTATAAAATTAATAGAATATACACCACATTCAGAATTACCTTTTTGATGACCTGTTGTGTTATATCTTTTATCTATATTATTTATATTAGAAGATTCAAGAAAATCTTTAATTCTATTCATAAAATGTTCTATTCTACGTTCAGGTTCTCTTCCATATGAATCACTAAAATAAATTTGTCCTTTTTCTAAATCACTAAATAAACTAACCCAATGAGACCCACTTTGGTCGTGTTCGTCTAAATTAAAAATAACTCCTAATCTTTTTTTACCTTCATTTAATAGATCATTAAAATTTAATTTTTTAAATGGATAATGATCTAATTCATTAAAATCAATTGGAACTGCACCTAAAAATATAAAATCAGGATATTTATTCTCATATTGTAATAAAGTTTTATTTATATCTATTGTTGATAACCATTGAAATTGTCCTTGTGGTCCTGGTGGTCTAAATATTGATGTTTGTAAAAATTCCTTATCTTCCTTAGACATACTATCAAAAATTCTGCTATTCACCCATTCACTATGATGAGTATTTTTAAATCTTTTTTGAAATTCATATAATAAATATATTTTATATTTATCTGGAGATAATTCTTCTAAAGTATCATATAATTGAATTAAGTTTCCTCTACTTTTTTTATTATAAGCTCTAACCATTTTAACTAAAAAGTTTAATGGGATACATGAACCATTTTCAAATGATATAGATGGACCACATTTTTTATCACTATCATTTTTAGGAATTACTCTATCCTCATTTATATTTGGAATTGGTAAATCTTGAATTTCATTAATCATATATTTTATATATATTTATAAAATATAAAAAGTTATCAAATTATTAAATCTTCTATTTTAATCTCATCAAAAAAATATGTTTTATTTAATTTGTCTATAACTCCAACCACATTTTTATCCTTATCCCAAATCCATCCCATTTTTTTATCTATATAAAATTTTTCATTTTCTTTTACATATAAATCAAATATTTTATAGGCTAATTTACTATTCATATTATTAATATCAATTTGATCTACCTTCTTTTTCATTATATGATTATATTGTTATATGTTTATATTCAGTATATTTATCCTTTTATTTATTTTATATCAATTTTTATTTAGTACATACTATATAACAATAATCATACTTACATATTTTTTGTGCAGGTCTTGATATATTAGGATTATTTAATGGATAAGTTCCACATGTATCAAATACTTCTGTTGAAAAATTATATTTTTTTTGTAGAAAATTACTATAAAACATTTGATTATAAAATAAATACAATGATTTTATGTGCATAAATATAGATTCAGATTCTGGAAAATTTATAAAAAAATTATTTTGTGATTCATCAACTCCATCAATTGTAATAATGTTTATTATATTATTAAAATCATCATAATAAAAACCATAATCTGTTTTATATATTTGATATCTTCTTATATATAAAATTTTAATTAGTTGTATGCTATCAATATATTCATTAAATTGTCCTAATATTATATTTAGATCACGTTCTTCAAAATTACGCCCAATAAGTTCAGATTCTATATTATTAGGAACAAAAAATTTTCCATATGAAAAATACTTAAATAATTTACCACCTTGCTTTAATAAATTTCTTAAATATTCCAATATATCAAATGGTAGATCTTTTACTATAAATTTATCAACCATATAATCAAAAATTATTGTATTGAAACGCCCATTAAATTCACTTAATATATTCCAAGTACATTCTTTATTAAAATCTAATTTAAAATTAGTAGCACCACGACCATCTAGATTTAATGAAATAATCATCTTGTCTTGATTCTCTGCTAAAGCTGAAAATTCTTGGTACCATTGTTCATGTTCGCTTGAACCTATAACTAATACAAAATCTCCTCTAAATTCTCTCATTCTTCTTAGAATTTCATCATTTCCACCTATTTGATTATATTTTAGTTGTAAATACTTTTTTTTATACTTAAAATACTTATACTTTTTATCACTGTTCATATATTTTATATTTATAAAAAATTATTATTTATCTAAATTTTATTTAATAATAATTATATAATTATATGAATCAAGAAATAAATTATGATATATTTTTAAGAAAGTATATAAATAAAGGAAATTATATTGAAGAAGGTAATTTTCCAAATATATTCTTAGTAAGTAATTATCCATTAGAACCAGATTATATACTAAATGATTTTATGGTTTTATTTGGAGATTATTATAAATTTTTTGATAATCCTAAATATAAATTTCTTAAAAATTATTCAAAAAAAAATTATGATTCAAAAAAATTATATATGAATTGTTGGCAATTGATTTTACTATATTTACATGAAGAATATCATATATCAAAAGAAAATATTGAATTATTATATAATAAAATTCATTTTGAAAAAAAAAGAATATTAGATGTATTTTTAACAGATGCAATGTTACTAACACAATCAAATCTTCCTAAAAAAGGAGATATTTTAATTATGAAAAATAAATATAATATATTATATCATAGTGGAATCTTCCATAATATTAGTGATAATATCTTATTATGTTTTGAAATATTCAATTCTCCAGTATCAATTCATGAATATAATTTAGATAATTTATATGGTGATACTATATATTTTATTTCACCACAAAATGCCATTAATCTAATTATTAACTATATTAAAAATTATAATATATATAATTTTTCTATAAATCTAACTGATATTATTCCAGATAGTTTTTTATTAAATTGGATTAAAAAAGTTTTTTTACAAGAAGAAATTAAAAAAATTCCTGAACCAAAATCTAGAACTGAATTAGATGAATATTATAAAAAAAAATATACTAATAAATTCTTATTTAGTTAAGTTAAATTTATTAGAACTTTTAGATTATAATAAAAAATATATTTAACAAAAAAATATTGTGTCTTGGAAAAATTAATATAATTTATTAAATTATATTAATTATATATATATGAGTTCTTATTTTGAAGAAAGCACTAATAAATATAGATCTATATATTTCCATTTAATGGATGGATTATTAAATACAACAGAGGGTGGTAATATAGAAAAAGTTATATTAACTTTGAAAGATATTACCAAAATTAATTTGGATAAAATAAATTTTGCTGATATAATTGATAAAACTGATGATGATCATAATAGAAAAATAGGTTATTATTTAAAAAAAAGTTTTGATGATAAAGTTACACGAGCTTTTTTAATTTTTAATTATGAAATAACAAATAATGATAATAATAATGATATTAATATGATAAAAGAATTATTAAATTTTTATATAATCTCATCACAATTTAATAATCATGGCACAAAAACAATTATATTTATTAAAGATAAAAAAATGTATTTATTTATTTTGAATACTGGTTTAGATATTGAATATAATGGAGAAAAAATTGATAATTTTTATCAGGTAATAAAAGGAATAATAATATGTGATGACGTTGATGATAAATCTAAATTTGATGCAGCGCTAAAAATAATAAAAGATTTTTTATTTATTAGATATTTTTATGAATATTATGATACAAAAAGATATTCACTTTTCGATAATACTCGTCTAAATAAAGAAGAAAAAACATATAAATTTAATGAAAATATTAAAATTTTATTAAATTATTTTAGAGATATTTATGATGAAAATGAAAAAATATTTATATTAAATAATATCAAAAAATCTATAAAAGAATTATTAGATGATGAAAATTTAGAGAAAATTTATTATGAAAATGATTCATTTTTTAATTTAGATTTACGTTATTATATCATTGTATCAAATTTTATAAACAGAAAAAGTGAATTAAGAGTAAATATTAATGATTTAAATATTCAAGATATTCATCAATATAATGAAAATACAGAAATAATAAAATATTTAAGAGAAAATAAACCATTAAGTGATAATTTTTTAAAAAAAATTATTTTATATTATAAAAAATCTAATTTTTATATTTATCCACAAGAAAGTGGTTCGTGTTCATGGTTTTCTATGTATTATTCTATATTATTATATTTTGTAATTCATTCAAATTATAATGAATATAAAAATATTATTAATACATTAAATACATCATTTATTGATCATATAAATAAAATTTATACTGATAAAAATTTTAATAATGTGTTAGTATCTAGTAAAAACACAAATTATTTATATATGAAAAAATTATGTAGCAAGTTAATTGATATAAAAATAATGGATAATAGAATATTATACAATCAACAAGATTTTATTTACAATAATAATTTTAAAATAGAATTTAAAAATGTTAATGTGGAAAAAGTTTTCTATGTAGAAGAATATGAAAATTATTATTTAAATAAAAATAAAATAAAATTAATTAAAAATTTACATAAACAAAATTCTAATAATTTATTAGATCTTTATATGACTGCATATGAAATTTTTGAAGGGGAAAAAGATAATTTTTTTTTTAAAAATAAAATTGATATTGATAATATTTTAACAAATTTAAAAACATATTTAAAAGAAAATAAAATATATAATTTTGAACAATTATCAAATGAAATAATATTATTCGATAATACATATTCTTTAAATATGGAAAACGATATACCATCCTATATAACTTATTTTATACCTATAATATTATATATAAATTTTTTTAAAAATAGTAAAGATTCTACACATAAAATATTAGATATAAAAAGAGATACAAAAGATTTATTTGAATGTTGTATAATATTTTATAAATTTTTTAGTATTATAAAAATAATATATATTTGTAATAAAATATTAGACTATGATATTATTAATGAACATATATCTAAATTATATGAATTAACTATATTACAATTAATAAATACAAATGAAACACCAATTGAAAATATTAAGGGTAATAAATCCTTTACTCAAATAAAATTTAGTGAGGATATTTTAAATATATTTACAAAAGGATATTATAATTTTAATGAAATTAGTCCTAGTTATGAAAAAATATATGAAAGTTTTAATACAAATATAAGTAATTATATTAATATAGAAAAATTTTTATATGAAAATCCTGATTATATAACTGATGAATTTCTTATTTACAATATGGGAAGAATAAATAATCAACCTAATATCAAAAAAAAATTAATAGAATTTTATTGTGAAAAAATTTATTTAGAAAAAGAGAAAAATAAAGATATATATTCAAGTTTATTTATATTATTATATAATTTTCCTCCATTTATTGATAATGATAGTAATTATAGAAGAAAGAATTTAGTTATTATTAAATTTTATAGTAAAATTGATATAAATAATTTTAAAAAAGAAATTAATAAAATAAAAGAAGAAAATAAAAAGTTTGAAGATTTTTTAAAAAATATAATTGATAAAAAAGATTATTTTTCTTATGAAATATTCAAGATAATACCAAATTATAATGAAGAAAATAGTATTACAATTAATTCTATAAATTATAAAAAAATAGAAACAATGAATTTTAATAATTTATTTAAAAAAGATGATTTAAATTTATTAATTCCATCAGTTATAAATACAAATTTTAAAATATATCAAGTTTTTAATGATAGAAAAAATTATATTGAATATAATTGTAATTTAATTTCACAAACTGAATCTAATATTGAATTTAATATATTAAAAATATTTTTTAATGGTAATGAAGTTATAAAATTTAAATCTGTAATTTTTCCTTTTAAATATCTAATTCCAAATGTAGGTTTGAATTTTATTTATAAAAAAAATGACATATTTAATGTTGCTTTTTATATGCAGAAGTTAGATATTCAAGAACATATATTAGGTAGAGAAGTATTAGAAGAAGGTATATATAATTATGAAATAAATCCTAACACTCAGTTTTTTTTAAATAAATTTTCATCCGATAATAAAATATCAAATTTCAATAACTGGAATTTTTTATGTTGTGATCTTCAATTAAATAGTTATAATATATTATATACAAATTTAGAGAAAAAAGATGTAGATACTAATGGATATTGTTGTAATAATTCAAGATATCCAAGTATTTTCCATTTTAAAAAAGAAAAAATATTAAAAGAAGAAGTTAATTATAATTTATCTAAATTTGAATTATTAAAAAAAAGTGAGAATGAATTATTAGAATTTAATTTTGATATTTCAAAAGATAAAAGTTTAACAGAATCATATAAAAAATTATTATATAAAATTAGTAAATGTACTATTAATTCATCAAATAAAAATAAATGGATTGAAAGATTTTATAAAATTAAATTTAATATAGAAAGTAAAATTTTAGAATTTACAAAGTATATAAAAAAAATAACTTTAGGAGAGTTATTAAATGATTATGAAATATTACAAAGTTATTTACTAAATATAAAAATATTAAATTTTATACAAAAAATTTTAAATAATATTTGTGATACTAATGCACTATGTTCAATAATTAAAAATTATAATATATTATTTGATACCAAAAAAATACCTTATAAATATAAATTTGAAATATTATTTGAATTAATTAATGGTAATGAGATTTTAAGAGAACAGATGGATAGATATAAAATAATGATAGAATCTTATGAAAATTATATTTCACATCCGCATGTTGGCGGAGGAAAACCAAATTTTCCCTTATATAATTTTAAAGATACATATGTGCCGATAAAATTACCATCTAGTCATAAATTAAAGAAAAATATGAATAATTTAATAGATATTAAAATAAAAGATATTAAAACAAATGAAGAAGAATTAAAAAAATGTAATAGTAATTTTTATCAATTACATCATTTTATGATGGGTAAAGGTAAGTCTGCTATTATTACACCATTATTATCATTATATTTAAATATTATTTATAACCAAACAGTATATATTATTGTCCCAAAACATCTTGTAAAACAGACAATAGAAACATTAAAAGATTATATTAATATATTTCAAATAAAAAAAATTTACATAAAATCAGAAGATGAAATAAAAAAAGATTTTATTGAAGATAAAATTTCAAAAACTGATACTGTATTTTTAATTGATGAATTTGATAGTTTAATAAATCCTCTTAAAAGTAATTTTAATTATATTTTAAAAAAAAATATAAAAGTTGATGATATTGTTGGTATAATTAAAATAATCATTGAAAATAATAAAGAAAAACTAAAAAATAAGGAAAAAATAACAAAAGAAAGTTTAAGTTCTTTAATTAATGATAAAATTCAAAATAGAGAATTATTTATTAATAATATAATTTCAATAATTGATCAACTTTATAATAATTTATTAAAATATAATATAATGTGGGGTATTGATTCGAGATTATATGCAATACCATTTAGAAATAAAGATAAACCTATAGAAAATTCATCATTTTCTTCATGTATATTAACTATATTTTTAACATATTATTATTATATTATTATTAATGAATATAAAATAGATGATAATATATTAAAAGAAATAATAAATAGTAAGTTTTTAAAAAAAAAATTAAAACTTAATGATGAAGATTTAACAATATCTAATATTAATAATTTATTATTAAAAAATGATACTTTAAAAAATGAATTCTATAATTATATTTTTGATAAAATATTTAGTAAAATTAATTTACCATCAGAACGTTATAATACATCTTTTATAGATATACTTAATATTGATAATATATTTAAAATAGGATATTCGGGCACTGTTAATATGGAACTACCATTTTTAAATGCTAAATATACATTTAATAAAGAATGTTTATATAAAGATGAAGATGAAAGTAATAATATAGAATATGCTATAATAAATTCACAAATTTTATCAATGGATATAAGTAATATTTTTAAAATTAATAATGAAGAACAAATATCAAATGATAAATTAAATGAATATGATGCATTGATTGATGTATGTGGATTTTTTTATAAAGAATTAAATTATAATATTGCAATAAAAATATATAAAATATTAAATTCTTCCAGAGATGTTATATTTATAGATGAAAATGATGAAAAAATGGTTTATAGAAATAACAATCTTGAAAAATTTAATGAATATATAATATATAATAAACCTTTTATTTATTATGATCAGGCTCATATTGTTGGCATTGATATAAAACAAGATAATTATCCTATTTTACATGGTTTATGTATTGTGGATACACTTTCATTTTATTCTGAAGTAGCACAAGCCATGTTTAGATTAAGAAAATTAAATTTAGGACATAAGATATCATTTGTATTAAAAAATTTTTCAGTTAAAGATAATTCTGAATTATATGAAAAATTTAAAGCAAATGAAAAAAATTTAATAAAAAATCAAAATGATAGTATGAATTTACAGGCTTTAAAATCAGATATAAGAAAAGAAAGACCCAAAATGGATGATTTTAAACAAAATTATAAAGAAAAAATATTTTATTATTTTCGTGAAAAAATATTGAATGAAAATGATGCTTTAAAATATATATTTACAGAAGATGAAATAAATAAAATTGATTTTAGCAAATATAATTTAACAAAAGAAATAATAAAAAATTTAATATATGATATTAATTTTAATAATCAAAATATTGAAATTCAATATGAACAAAATATTGAAACAACACAAGAGACAGAAGAAAAACAAGAAATTCTACAAAATAAAGAACAAAGTGTTGATGAATTTTCTTTTTATTATGATGATTGTTTTAATTTATTTGAAAAATATAAATATAAAAGTTTTAATTTTATAAAAGAAATTAAAACTCCTGAAGATTATTATAAATATTCAATTAAATTAGATGATATATTATCTTATTTGCCTAATATTTTTATAAGTAATTATGATTCAATTTTTAATATTAATTCCAGATTAGAAAAATATAATTTATCAGATTTAATATTTGTTTATATACATCATGTAAAGAAATTCATTATAATACCTAAATATATGGTATATTTCTTATTTAATGATTTTCTTATGTATGATATGGATTTAGAAGTAATTAATAAACATAAATTATATTTATGGGATGAAAATGACGAAGTAGAATTAAAAAAAAATATATTAGTAAAAATAATTACAAAAAATTATGATGAATCTGATTTTAATATATTTAAAGAAAGTTTAAAAATTAATATGGAATACATACAAAGTATAAAAGATGATGAAAATATATTAATGAATTATTTGTATAATATATCAGTAAATTATTTATATTTATTAATTTTACTTTTTAGAAAAGAATATAGTAAAATTTATAATAATTATAATGAAAAAATTGTTAATCTATATAATGAATATAAAGATAAATTTAACAAATTAATTATTATAAACATCTCTTATAATGAAGAAAAGAATAAAAATTATAATGAATTACTTAGAAAAGAAATTAAACTAAAACAATCTTTTCAAACTAAATATTTAAAATATAAATATAAATATTTAAAATTAAAAAATGAATAACTTTTACGAAAGAACTAATATTTAAGTAATAAAATCTTAATATGACTTCAAAAAAGAGGTTATCTCAAATTATCCATGGTTTATTACCTTCTTTCCAAATAATATCTTCACATAAAGGAGAATTATATATTGTTATTCCATCATGATTATTTTCTGTCCATCCAAATGGTGGTGATAAAGTAAATTCTCGTGGTTTTGATTTTGATGAACCAATTTGTACTGATGATGGTTGTGATTTTGAACGTTTTTTTGATGGTGGTGGTGATTGCGAACGTTCTTTTGATGGTGGTGGTGATTGCGAACGTTCTTTTGATGGTGGTGGTGATTGCGAACGTTCTTTTGATGGTGGTGGTGATTGCGAACGTTCTTTTGATGGTGGTGGTGATTGCGAACGTTCTTTTGATGGTTTTGGACATATTTCCTCAAATTGTTTAACTTTATCTATTACATCTGATAATTGTCTTTTATCTTCTAATGTAAGAATAAAAAAATTATCAGGTTTTATTGTAGATTTAATAAAATCAGATAAAAACATTATTTCTAAATCAGAATATTCTTTTTTTAGATCGTAATATATACGACTAATATTACCTTCAATAGCTATTAAATAAACCTTTTTTCTATTAAGAAGTAAATTTTTAACTGAACGATAAATTGAAAAATAATTTTTCCCTTTAAGACCATCCATATCACAATTACCATCTCCAGAAAAAATATAAAAAACTCCTTCTGTATTTAATCCCTCATAATTAATTGCTGCACTAACAGTTTGATCCACTACAGTAGGTTCCTTTTTATAAGGTTCTCTTTCAAAATATAATTCATTTAGATTTGGTATTCTCATATACATCGGTGATGTTCCCTTCAAATAAGAATGAATAATATATCCATTTAATTTATTAGATGAATCTTGATTTGTTAAGCTATATAATACTTCTTGAGTAATTTTTATTTGATAATCAATATTACTAACATCAATAATAAATTTATCTTTTGTATAATCTATTATAATATTTTCTATATAAACATATTCTCCTAATTTAATTAACCAATATTTAGAAGTAATTAATAAATTATTTAAATATTCAGTAATTTTTATATGCACATCATCCTTTTGTTTTGATATTAAAGGTAAATTTATATAACAATCACATATTGTTCTATCAAAAAATATTTTAATTATTTTTCTATCATTAGAATATTCTGCCATTAATTCACCACTATTATAGATTCCTTGTAATAAGCCTCTTTTTGCTGCTTTTTTATAATATTTTATTGCTTCTATAAAATTTTCTTCTTTTTTATAATTATCACCTATTTTAATCAATGATAATTCATGAACATCTTCTATACAATGTAATTCATCTATTTTAATATATCCTAATATATATTTCATATATTTAACATATTTATTATCTTTAAATTTTATAAATTTTTTTTTATTTTTTTTTCTTGATAAATCGAAATCTTTTTGTATATGATAAAAAGAAATTTTAAGGTTATTTTTTTCTTCATTATTATTAATAAAATAATATTTTCTAAATAATAACATAATATCTTTTATTTTTTTATTTTTTATTTTTTCAAGATAATAATCAGCTTTACATAAATCTATATTAACACCTTCTCTTCCAATTGAATAAATATCAAATAGATGTTGTAAGGCCATCTCATTATATTTTTTATCTATTGCATTATTAAAACAATCAATAGCTAATTGAATATTTCCATTACGAATATTATCTAAACCTTCTTCATATTCTTTAGAACCTCCACTTAATTTATTTTTATAATCTAAATATTTATATTTATATTTTAAATATTTATTGTAATATGACATCTATGATATATTATATAACATATAAAAAACTTTTATTTATCTTTTATTAAACTATCTAAATATGTAATAATTTTTTCATTTCTTTTTATTGGTAGTTTATCAATAAATTCTTTCCATTTTTGAGACATATCATTATCTTCTCTCAATAATTCTACATAATTCCATATTTTTCTTAATGTTGGTAATACTTGACTAAACCATTCTTTATCACGCATAATTAATGTGCAGTTCTTTTCTAAAATTCTCCAATAGATAATTCTGTTTAATTTAACATCCTTTCTTCTGGAAATCTTATCAAGTTCATTTAATAACCATTCATCTAATTCTTTATTTGACATATCAATTTTTGGTTGATAAATAAATGATGTTTTATCATAAATTATCTTATCTGCTATTTTACCATCCTTAATATCTTCTTCTCCTATTTTTAATGGAACTAATTCTATTAATACCCCTTTTTCTAAACCAGATTTTAAACTTAAGTATTCTTGATTATGAGAACTATCATTCAAAAAATCTTCTCTTGTTTTATATTCTTCAATACTACATTGAACAAAATCACATTCATCTAAATTACAACATTCTAATTGTTGTTGAACTTGACACCAATAATATATAGGACAAATTTCTCCTTTAACTTCACCTTCATATTTAATCTTTCTAAATAAAGGACATTTAATTTCTAACATTCTTCCTACTAATGGAGATTTGGTTTTTCCATCTCTCTTATATGGACCACAAATACCATCTGGACTTGCACCTAAAAATAAATGTTCAGGATGTCCTAATAATCCAAATTCATCTACAATTGTATCATAGTTATATTCATACATTAATGTCACCACATTCTCAAATTTCTTACCATGGTAGCAACTATCATTCGTTTCAAATGTAGAACCAAATACTTTTTTTAATATAAAATTAAACTGTGGTTCGTATTTATTTTCTCCTAATACCGCACCACAATCAGATGCTGTAATTTTATTATTTCTCATTTCAAACCATTCTTTTGAACGCTGTTCTGGTAATACAATCTGTCTAAGTTTATTAAATATATTGACCCTAGTTTCATACTCGGTATCTGTAATTGGTTGTTTTATTGTATTAATAGTTTGTGAAGATGTAGTAATATTTGTAGAAAAAGATGTAGTTGTTTTTATAGTAATATTTTTTTTTGTTTTTTTTAATTTAATTTTCTTTGTTAATTCGTCTATAAGAGCATCTTCCTCCATAATATCTAATAATCCATAATCTTCATCTGATTTAATGATTTTTTCAATCTTTTCGTAATTATTTATATTATTGTCAATAATATATTTTGAATATTTATCTAATATTTTATTATAATTATCCATTATTAAATAGTAGTATTTTTTTAATTTTAAATTAAAAAGTATATAAGTATAAAAACTTTATTTATTTGTTATATAATTCATTTAATAATATCAGTAAGTTGTTTAAAAGTCATAATACGAACTTTACAACAATATCTTTTTAATTTAAGGCTATCAATTAATTTAGTTTTTAATTCTAATTTAACATCATCATCTGTATTAGGATTATTAATAATTTCTTCCATTCTGGATTCATAAAAAATTTGTCTATTACCAAGAATATAACCACAAGTTGGACATCTCATATAAATCATTTTATTATCTAATATATATATCTATATCTATATATATATATTATAATTAATTCAATTTTATTTTTTATAATAAGATTTTACAAGATAAATATTATCTAATAGGTTCCTATACTAAAGAAATGCAGAGAAACATATATATTATAATTTTTTAATAATATAACAGGTGAAAAAGAAAAGATTTTTTTATTGAAGAATTTCCAAAAGAATCTATAGATGGTTTTTACAATAAAAGTTTTAAGTTATTTAAAAAAACATCATAATCATGAATAAAAAAAATTAAAATATTTAATATTATTAAATATAAATTAAATAATAATAATAAGAATGAGTAATATTTACAGTAATTTAGGAAATATTTTTAATAATCTTAGTCTAAAAAATGATGATAATAAAATATTTATATATGATGAAAAAAATTGTATAAATAAATCAACAATAAACGATTATTATTATATTAATAAATTAAACACATTTTTAAGTAATTCATGTTTAATCCATATTAACACACAGCCTTATCATTGTAGTGAATGTAATAAAGATATTGGATATAATGATTATTTATATTATGATAAAGAATATAAATATAAAATAACTGAAATTTATTATCATAAAATAAAAAGTCATGGTTATGCAGTAGATGAAAATTTAATAAATTTAATATAAAAAATTAATATTTTTTATAGATTTCAATTATATAATGGAAAGAAAATCTCCAACCTCAGAAGAATTATTAAAAAATATGTATAATAATAGAGGAAAATATTTTGATAGTGCCCAATTTAATAAGGCATTTGATGTTTACATTGAAGAACAAACTAAAGATAGATTATTAAATCAAAAAGTAAAATTAGATGATTTAAATAGAATTGAAAATATTAAAATACCTCCTACACAATTACCATTAAAAAATTTATTTTTAAATATAAAAAAAGCATGGACTAATTTATTTAATAATATATCAAATCAAAAAAATATATTTAGTAATACGGATGATTTTTTTTATTTTGGTTTAACCTTAATAATTATAGCATTATTATATATGATAATTAATTTTATTTTTTCTTAATTTAATAATTCAGATACACATTCATTAATTTCATTACCATTTGGAGGTGGTGTATTATTAAAATTATAAACTGGATAAAACTTATATTTAATTTTTATATCATTATTTGGTTTTTGTCTTGGCAATATATTTGTTATATAATTAATAAATTTATTTAGCTTCTTTTCACTAATATTATATACCTTAGCTTCGATAATTTTATAATCGTATAAACAAGCTCCTTCACTTGTTTTACCTTTAATTAAAAAAGATCTTAATAATCTTTTATTTTTAATATTAAATAAGGTGATTTGATAAAATCTAATATAAACATCTTTTGTGATATTTTCGTTATAAAAAGAAGGGAAAAAATCAGATCCTTTAATTAATTCATATTTTTGATCTTGTTCAGACATAAAATATTTTTTTTGTATATATAATAAATATAATAAAAAATAAAATAGTTTTAATCATTAAAATATTAAATAAAATCAGTATAAAGAACCATACTTTTGCCTCTTATATTATCATAATTTGTATTTGAAAAATTATATTCTAAAATATTATTATTTGTTATAATATTTGTATTTATATTATATCCATTATAATAATTATATTTTTTATTAATAAGTAAAATCTTATCTAAATATTTATTTAATAATTTTTCTCCTTTTATTTTATATTTATTAATTTGTTTTGTAAATAAATTATTATTGGTTGTAAATAAAAAAGATTCAATATTATTAATTATTTTTATTTTTATATTAGTCATATTTTTAAATAAAGAGCTTGCTAATGATTTATCAATATTAATAGAATCATACAAATCTATAAATTGATTAAATAAATTTATAATATCTTGAAAAACATTTGGATTATAATTTTTTAGGGTTGATAAATAAAATATAAAATCAACTATATCAGGATAATTTATTAAATTTTTATTAGAAGTTTCAGTTATATTATTTTGTTTAAAAGTTTGAAATTTTGTATCTAATTTTTTTTCAGAATCTATAAAATTTTTATTTCTATCAGTATGTAGATAAAATAATAAAATAGCAAAAAATATTAATCCTATAAATATTGATATACTAAAATTTATATTAGAAAATATAAATAAAAATATCACAAATATTACAAAATATAGAAATATTTGCTTTGGTTCTTCAAAATTAATTATATTATATAAAAAAAATTTAGATTCATTATTATCTGTTTCAGTCATAATTATAATTATTTAAGAAAAAGATTATTATATTTATTACTTAATGGATAATATAGAACAAACAAATAATCAAGAAAATAAAGAAGTAATAGTCCAAAAAGTTAAAAGACTTGTAAATCTTCAATCAATAAAAATGAATAATGTTATTACATATAATAATAATATTAATCCGAATTATATATTAAATAATTTAACAACTTCAGATGAAGAGTTAATTAAAAATATGAATAGTAAAATAATTTCTGTATATAGTGCTAAAATTAATTTAATAAATTATGTTTTAAACAGTAATGAAACTATAATAAATAATAATGTGCATGAAATTAAAAAATTTTTTAGATTTATTAATCCATTGAATAACGAATATAGTTTAGATTCCTATGAATGGGATTTTAAATTAGTAGATAATTTATTATTAGTACAAAATTCTATACCAAAAATTTTAGCAGATAAAACTTGTATTTTTTATTTAAATTATATAAAAAAAATAAAGAATATATTAAATAATTCTGAATTAGAATATAAATATCATGAGTTTAAAAAAGCAAGATTTTATAAAAATTTAGATATTATTTTTTCATTTATAATATAATTTTTATATGACAAATTAATTTGATAATTTAGTACCACTTGATGTTTTAATTTTATAAAAATTTAAATTACTAGTATGAATATTATCATGACATTTTTCACATAATACAATTAAATTTGATTTATCATCTTTAATTATATGAATTTTATCATTTTTTATTAGAGAACCATTTATATTTTTCTTAAAATCTTTTTGAAAATTAATATGATGTGTTTCTAATTTACTATTTTCTTCGCCACACATATAACATTTATCTACAAAGAATTCTTTATTATATAATGACTTTTTATCATTTACTAACTTATAATTTACATTTTTCTTTTCAAGTAATTCATTTTTTAATTCTATAGCACTATTAATAAAAACAGGATCATCTAAAATATATTTCGCAATAGTAATACCATAAATTTCTTCACCAGTACCCTCTTCAATTTTCCTATTAAAAAATAATTCATCTCCTTTTCGTTCAACAGACAAATGAAAAAATTTAATACTTTTTTGTTCTTTAATTTTTGTTAAATTTGGTAAATCATGAAGATGAGTAGCAAATAAAAATTTAGATTTGTTTTCTATTAATCTTAAAATAGTAGAACCAACCAAAGCATTTCCAGATAAATATTCAGTTCCTCTACAAATCTCATCACCAATAATAAGTGAATTAGCATTACTTTTCTTTAAAATACATTTTAATTCATTCATTTCAACAATAAAAGAAGATTGTCCTTTAAACAAATTATCATTACCTGATATGCGTGTATATAGTGATGTAAATATATTATATTCAAATTTAGAAGAAGGAACATATAATCCACATTGAGCCATAATTAAATTTAATCCTACTGCTTTCATTAAAGAACTTTTACCACAACTATTAACACCATAAATTAAATTACCACATAATTGATTATCTAATTTAATATCATGTGGAGTATATTCATAATCAATAAGTCTTTCAATAATAGGATGTCTTAATTCATGTGCTTCAATAAATGATTCTTTATTTTGGATAATAATAGGTTTAGTATAATGGTATTTTTTAGCAATAAAGGCATTATTTGCCAAAATATCGTATTCTGTAATTATATTAATAATTTTATTTAGAATAATAGAATAAGTTTCATACCATTTTTTTATATCTAAACAGAATTTTTCTTTAATAAGTATATCAAGTTCTTTATATAAACTTTCTAATTCATCTGAATGATTATCTAGTTCTGGATAGGATATCTTAATATTATTATTAAGTTCTTTAAAAACAAGATCTGTTATTTTAACTGAATTATTATCATCTAAATCTAATACTTGTAATTTATTTAATTCAGCTTTTAATTTAGTTCCTCTTGTTTTTGTTGTTAATAAATAATATCCATCTCTATCATTATGTTTAATCATAATTGCTGATTTATCATTATTAATAATAAAAGTATCTAATTTTCTAGCTAATTTTTCCATAAAACCAATACTATGATCAATTTTATATATTAAATCATCAATATTTTTATGAATGCCTGCTTTATATATATTTTCTTTAATTTCAATTAAATTATTTCTTTTTAATTTTTCTAAATCAAACTTATCCTCTATAAAACTAATACAATTATTAAATAACTTAATAGATTTTTTATCTATCTTGACTAATAAATCTTCTTTTAAACAAGAAGAAAGTAAATTATTTATTAAACTAACAATATTTGTAAATGATTCATAAATTTGATGTAATTCATATGGTTGTATATATTTTACAACTATTTTACGTAATAATCTTTCAATATCCAATATACCTTTTAAATTATCTCTAATATTATTATCAATATTATTAACTAATATTTTTTCAGTTACATCATAATAATTTTGAATTATAGAAATACTTGTAAAAGGAGAACATAATCGCATTTTTAACTTTCTTTTACCCATAGGAGTACAGCAGTTATTTATAACATCATTTAAGGATTGGTATTTAGTATTAATTATTTCATAGTTATAGTAATCAACAATATTTAATTGATATTGTGCGTTATTACCTAAAATCATATATTTATGTTCATTAAAATACATTGGAATATGTAATTCTTTTAATAAATTATTATTATGTTGATGAATATAATCTAAACCAATAACTAATGATATAATAGCATAAGGATATTTTTCTAATTCTAGATTTTCAATTGGTGATATTAAATTATCAATATTAGTATATACTTTTTTAAACATCATATTTTGATATGATAATTTAGTGTAAGAAGGATTTATTTTTCTATAAAAAAATAAAGTTTGATTTGGTATAATATCTAATTTATTTAATATTTTATTTTCAGTTTGTTTATTTATATTTTCATTTAACTCTTTATTGTTGATTTCATAAATAATTAATTCTACCGGTCTAAAAAAATGATAATATCTTTGACATTCTTCAATGGCTTCATTTTCATCAATTAAACCGGTGCCATGAGTTTCATAATAATTATTAAAACCTGTTGAAACATCAATACAACTCATACCAATAGAAATGTTATTTTTAGCTGTTGTATTAATTGATTGATTTATTTCAATATAAATAATCATCAAAAATTTATTATCTATTGATGTATTTTCTATAAATGTTGAAGGTGAATAAATACCTGTCACTTCACGCATTGGATTTGGTGGTGCTGTAGTTTGATCTATAACAATAACTGTATATTTACTATCAATTAATATTTTTAAAAATTTACTTAGTGATACAGATGGAAACCCTAACATATATGGATTCTTTTCATTAATCTCATTTTGTGATTTATCTTTTCTTGTACATACTATATTTAAAATATCTGATATTGTAAATAATTTTGGTCCTCTACTGTCAGTTGCGTAGGCTTCATGAAATGATCCAACCTGCATTAACACTATTGAACGATCTTTACCATACACTTTTTCATATTTTTCATGATATCTAATATATTCATCAGTGATATTTAGGCTTCTTATATCTTTTTTACTCATTATATAATATATATATATTATATCTTAAATAGTTAATTATTTATTTTTTTTAATTTTACCTTCTAAAAATTCTTTAAGGGTAGTTTCTAATTTTTTTTTAATAATATCTTCATTTTTATTAAGATGATACCAATGAATACCATATTTATATACGATTCTCTGCAGGACATTTAAAACTAAATCTTTAGAGATTAAACTTTCTAAGAATTTTATTCTAAGAGTAATATCATCTTCTTTTAAATTATTAATAGAATTAGTATTAAAATCTGATATTGAATTTATTAACTTTGCTTTACCATTTTCAACCATAACATAAGCAACCAATGATTTTAGATCACCATACAACCATTTATCTAATAATTTATAATAATAGTATTTTTTAAGTGTTCTATGAACTTGTGGATCTTTATCTAAATCTGGATAATAACCAGTGACAAAACTCATAGAATTATTATAATCTGTTGAGATATAAGTCATCATTCTATCATTATCAATAATATTTGATGAATTCACAAGTGTTGTTTGAGTTATAGGGACACTAACAATAGGAGAATGTCTTAATAAAAGATCTATACCATAGCTTAATGTACTCATTTAATATAATAAAATATGTTAAGATAAAAAAATATATAATTAAAATTATTCAATATCCTTAAATTTGGAATAAAGATATTGGAATATGTCATTATTATCTTTATATTTATTATTATTTTTTAATTTAATTATTTTATTATAAATTTTTTTTGAATGTATTTTAAGATTATATATTAAATTTAGAATTTTTTTAATTTTAAAAACATATTTTTTATTAGGAAATTCTGAGTAATTAATATAAGCACAATAAATACAATTTAAAATTCTTTTTTGAGTTAATATAGGTAATTCTTTTATATTACTTTCTAAAAAATTTAATGTATCATCATATGTTTTAAGATTATAAATATTATTTAAATATGAATATGAATTATTTATTAAAATACATATTATACTATCATCATCGTCAATATTTTGAACAAAATTATTGTTCTTACACTCTTTATTATTTTTATACCAAAAATTTTCTTTATCTTCATCTTCATCTTCATCTTTAGATTTATATAATATAGAACATTTTTCTTCATCAAAAATTAATGGTTCGTTATCTATTTTACTATAAAACAATGTATTTTTAGGATAACATTTACTTATACATTCTTCATCGTAATATATAGTCTCATCTACATCTTTATTATATTTAAAACTAAATATTTTTTCAAAAAAAAATTTATCTGAATTCATTTATATATATATATAAATATCTTAAAAATTAAAGATAAAATATTATATAAATTAAATATATAATGGACTCAAATATATTTAACATATCAAACAATATTGATAATATTTTAAAAAAATCTACAGAATTTGATTATATATGCTCTGATATCTTAGAAGATTTAAACTCAAAAGAAATTAGAGGTAAAGTAGAAAAATTAACTAATAATTATATTAATATAAGAAAAAGTCATGGAGAATTATTATTATTAGAAAATAATTTAAAAAAGAATATTAATAAAAATATTAAATTACAAAGAGGTGGAAGTAAAAATGAATTATATGATTTATCAACATTTACATCAATTATAGATAATGTATCAAATGTTGTAAATAATATAGATTTTGAATTTAAAAAAATTGCTTTAATATATCCTCAATATATTGGAGAAAATAAACAAAATATATTATATTTTAAAGAGAAGAATAAAAATTCAAAATATTCCAAATGGATAGATGAAATTAAAGAAACAAAAAAAAATATTGATTTAGATATTATTGAATTAACTGATGACAATAAAAAATATAATTTATCAAAATTAACTTCAGAAGATATTGACATAGAACTTAAAAATTTACCTTCATTATTTATAGTTAAAAATAATAATTTAATTGAAGTTCAACTTAGTAATATTAAAAATATAGATGAATTAAAAAAAATTTTAGTTTAAATAATTAAATATTTTTAGAAAAAATAAATATTTTTATTTTAGATATTATTTATATAATAAGTATTTTTATAATATGAATTTTATATTAAATGATCATAATAAAAAATTAATTGATTTTACTTTTCCAAATCTTATAAGTGATCATAAAGATTTAATTATTAAAAGTTTAAACGATATTTTTATTATTATACTTAATACAATATTTTATAAAAATGAAGAAGATTTTATAAAACAAATGAAATTAAATGATTCACGAGATATTTTAGGATTCGTAACATTACTTTTACCATATTTTGATTTTTCAGTTAGAGAAACTTGTTTAAAAATTAATTCTTTTGATGATATTTTTAAAGATCCTAATCCAAAAAATGAATTATATAAGCAAAATGTGTTTAAATCAACATATTATTTAGATCATGATACAACAAATTATAATTTAAATGATTATAAAATATATTTTTTTAATAATACACAAAAAATTATTAATACTATAAAAAAAGTTAAACATAAATTATTACCAAATTGGTTAAATATTTTTCCATATAAATTAGAAGATTTAAATAAAATAGAACTATATATTAATTTAAAAGAAAAATATTCTAAAAAAATATTTAATGAAGATGAAGATAATTTAGATATTGGTTATGATACCTTATATGGAACTATTGTTAATTTTCTTTACAATGATATATATCGTATTAAATGGATGATTTATGATTATTATGAACCGCCAAAAATATTCCCATCAATAATTCATATTTGTGAATTATTAGATTTAAATAAAATACTAATTGAAAATTATGATAATTCAATAAAATCAGAAGATAATAAAATATTTTATAAATTACCAATAGAAAGACAAGAAGAATTAAAAAATAGATGGACAAATGTTATATTAAATAATAAAAATATTAATGATTTAACTAATCTTATTTTATTTTATATAAGAGTAAATATATATAAATTAGATAAAATTAATATATCTAAAAAATGTAAATTATATTTTAAATTAATTTTAGAAGATGATAATGAAGTTGGTGATGAAATTGAAGAAAATTATAAATTTCAAAATAAATATAGTAAGTTATGTATAATAGAACTTATTAATAATATAGAATACGCAGATATTTATGAATATATATTTAGTTGTCTTCATCAATTTAGATATACTTGGTATGGATATATGTGTGTAAATTCTGAAAATGTAGTATTAAATAAAGATAATTATGATGGTAATTTTAATTTTTATTTTGAGGATGAATTTTCACAATTTAAAAAAAAAGAACTAGAAGAAGATCCCATATATTCAGAATTTAAACCTTTATTTTCATTAAAATTATTTTATAATTATTTTAAATCCTTAGTTCATTTTCATATAAATAAGGTTAATTTTGAAAAGAAAGATAATTATGTAAAAGGTGGAAATAGTTGGGATGAAATAAATATCAATTTTAGAAAAGAATTTAAAAAAAAATTTTTTGAAACAGATGAGACAAGTATCTGGTTTAATATACCAAATAATTTAAAACGAATACCTGGTGTAAAAATAAAAAATATTAATAAAATTATGATTATTTTTAGAAAATTTTTATTTTATTCTAATTTTATACCAAAAATTATTATATCAACATTAATTTATAATGGTATATTAACAAAATTTATTTATAATCCAGTAATTACAAGTAAAACTGAATTACCAGATAAAAATAAAGAATTTCTTAAATATAAAAATCATATAAAAGATAGATTAAAAATTAAAGAATATGAAAATTCATACCATTTTTTATCTAATAGACAATATTCTTCAATTCCTAATTGTTGTGAAGATATTAAAAATAGTTTTTGGTATGGTAATTTTGGTGGTGATTGGGTAGCACAAATACAAATTTATCATCATTTTATAAATCAAAGATTTATGATAATTACTGCTGTTACAGGTGCTGGAAAATCAACTGTTATACCTTTTATCTTATTATATGCCTTAAAAATGTTAAATTATAATAATAACTGCAAACTTGTATGCACTGCTCCTCGTATTGTTCCTGTCACTAAAAATACAAAACGTATATCAGATAGTTTAGGATACAAATACCAAGAAATTATAGAAATTGATCCAGAAACTAAAAGAGAAAAGAAAATAATAAAAAAAAATACAATAACATATATACAATTTAAACATGCTGCTGAAGATACTGTTGATGAATATTATCATCCAAAATTAAGATTTGTCACCGATGGTGCATTATATCAAGAAGTTAAAGATAAATATTTATTTAAAATAGATATTGACAATAAAAATTATAATAATTTATTTGATATAATATTAATTGATGAAGCACATGAACATAATACTTATATAGATTTAATATTAACTATAACAAGGAATAATTTATATTTAAATAATCAAATTACATTAGGAATTGTAAGTGCTACAATTGATTATGATGAACCTCTGTATAGAAAATTCTTTTATAATATAAATGATAATCTAAAATTTCCATTAAAATTTAATGAATTTGATCCATTTTTAATTGAAGATGCAACTAAAAGATTAGACAGTAATTTAATAGATAGACGAGTAAATATAGGAGCACCTTATACAGGCACAAATTTTACAATAATTGAAAAATTTAAAAAAGATATTGATGAAATGATTATATTAAATGAAATATATAAAATTTCTAATAAAGATGATATTTTATTATTTAAGGCAGGCTATCCTGAAATATTAAAAATTGTAGAAAAAATTAACAAAAATTCTCCTAGTCATGTTTATGCGTTACCTTTTTATAAAGATTTAAAAGATGAAATTAAAAATAATGTAGAAGAAATAGCAGATAAAAATATTAGAACCAATTTTTTTAGATTTCCAAAAGATAAAAAAATAACAGACTCATTTAGTGTTGAGGAAATGGTTGAACCAGGAACCTATACACAATTTGTTATTGTATCAACAAATATTGCAGAAGCATCAGTGACAATTGATAGTTTAGGTTTTGTTATAGACGATGGAAAACAAAAAACTAATTATTATGATTATAGCATAAGAAATACTAAACTTGTAAAAGAAACTATAGCTGATCCAAATAGACTGCAAAGAAAAGGACGTGTTGGACGAGTAAAACCTGGAACAATATATTATACCTATCTATCATCAACTAAAGATTTTAAAGAAAAACTAGATCCTAAAGTCCAATATAAAATTTGTAATGAAGATATTTCAACCTATATTATTAATTTTTTAAATATAAGTGATGAAAAAGAAATTAATAAAGATAACGATCCTTCTATTTCTATAGATAGATATAATATTACATTACCTGATTATTTGAAATATCAATATACATGTATATTTTTACAAAATATTAATGAAATTTTAACATATTCTTATAATTATTTAGAAAAAAAATATATTAATAAAAGAAATTATAATTTTGATTATATTTATTATTCATATAAAAATTCAAAATTTGATATAGAAGATATTATTGATAATGTAGGTAAATTCTTTATTGTACATCCTGATGACAATATTTTAATAAGAAATAAAAATTTAGAATTTATTAATAAAGAAAAAATTAATAATAAATTAAATATAGTTAAAGTTGATGATAATGGTGAAATTATTTTAAAAAATAAACAACCAATAATAATAAAAGAAAATTATATTAATAAAATAGAAATAATTATAAATATATTAAAAGAAAATTATATTTTAGATGAAAATAATAAAATAACTAATTTAGGTAAATTAATTCAAGATATAATTTCAGAAGGTTTTATAACTAGAACTGAAAGTGTATTATGTATTTTAGATATTATAAAAAATTATGAAAATATCGATTATAATTACATCATTTTTCTAATTATTTTTATGGAAGGAACTAAGATTGAATTATCTAAAGATATAAGAAATTCTTATTTTCTAAATGAAATAAGATCAGATATTATTAATATTTCTAAGCTTTTTACTAAAAATTTATTAAATGAAATATTTCTACATAATATTGATTCTTATAAAAGAAAAGAGAAAATAAAAGATAAATTAGAATATATTGATAAGGAAATTATTAGGAAATCAAATTTAATATTTGAAAAATATTTTTTAAATAAAAAAAAAATATTAAATGATGATAAAATAAATTTAAAAAATATTTTTGAAAATTATAATAGAATTAAAATAAGAATTGAAATTATTACTAATAGATTTGAATTATATAATAAATATACATTTATAAAAGAAAAATATGTAAATTTAGATATTAATCAAAATATAATTTCAGAATATGATAATAAAATAATAGAAGAATTTAACTCAGATAATACAAATAAATTATATAATAAACAATTTATTACTATTAGTAAAAATATAGAAGTTAATATTTTTAATGATTATGAAAAAATGTGTTATTTTGTAGCTAAATATTTTATCACCAATATTGTAACAAATATTCCTAGAACGTCATTTTATCTAAATTATATAAATCCAAACGTAAATATCATTTATCAAATTAATAAATATACAAGTGTAAATTATTATTATAGATTAAATTATATTTCATATTGTTCCAATAATGAAAATAAACTTGATATTATTACTTTTATTCCTACAAAAATTATTAATAAAATTATTAAAGATGAAAAAAAATATATTATTAAGAATAATATAAATTTAGATTTAAAATATATTAAAGATATTTATATTGATTCTTATGATAAAATTTTAAAAAAAATTGATATTATTATACAATATATTAGATCATTATGATGTTAGGCATTTTTGATAATTTGTTTCCCCAAAATAGTATTTATACGATCTACGATTATTTAGATAATAAAATTAATAATCCTTGTGATGAAATTTTATCAATCAAAATTTATAATTTTACACCAATTATTTATAATGGAGTAAAATTCTTAATAACTACGTTATTAGGATTAGAACATCTATTTTTAGATAAAAATAATAAAATTATTATAAAATATTTTTTAGATGAAAACACTTTTGGTGATATTGTTTTAAATAAACATCTTAATTTACTTAAAATAAAAAAATTTAATTCTGATATTTTATCAGAATTTGATTCATTTTACGACGAACATACCCAACTATTATTTATTAAATTTAAAGATATTTGTATTGAATATTTTGATATTTCAAGCTATAATTTAACAAGATTAATGAATACATCGTTTATTAAAGAAAAAATTATTATTTCTAATATCGATTATTATTTAAATAAATTAACTATTAATTCAGAAATTGCTACAAATTATATTTACAAACAAAAATATTTTACTTTACCTTCTTTACCTTATCTTTATACAATTACAGATTCTACCATGCCTCTTATAGGTTCTCCTGTTATAAATTATAATAATGAACTTATTGGAATTGTTAATCTTATTAATATAGGAAATAAAATAATGATAACACCTATAATAAGTATTATTAGAAGTTTAAAATATTTAGAAAGTAATAATCTATTAATTACAAATTTTGATTATACTATCGAAACACTAAATATTTCAAATTTAAAAGATGAATCAAATTTAAAAAATGTTCTTAAAATTAAAAATTTAATAAGTAAAAATTTTAGAATTAATGATCAAGATCTTTTTATTACCTCTATTAATGATTATTTGATTGCTGATGATGGAACAATTATTTATAATAATAATAATATACCATTATGCACATATATTTGGTTAAACATGTTTAATAAAATTAATATTAATTATTTAAAATATAAAAATAAAGAATTAATAACTAAAACCAAAATGATTTATCTTAAAAAATGGGAAAAAATAAGTAATATATTAATTTCAAAATTAATATATTTTAATACCAGTAAAACCTTTATCTTTGAATTAAATGAAAAAATATTATCAATAATTACTGATTACCTTGTAAAAAATAATTATAAAAATATATTACAAAAAATATATGATAGTAGATTTTCAATAAAAAGAAAAAAAATACTTTTATTCCTAAAATTAAATAAAAATGGTTTTCATTATTTTGAACTTATTGAAGATTATAATTCAATTGCAGATATAAATGAAAAATTAAATATATCAAAAGAATTAGATATTAAATTATCAAAATATTCTATAAAACTAGTTAAAAATTGATTTTTTTATAATAATAAATTATAATATATATGAATGAATAATTTTGATATTATAAAAAGTAAATTTATAAGAAATTATCCAAATAATACTGAATATAATGATAGAATAAATAGAGAATTAAAACTAATAATAGAAAAGAAATTTATTGATTATATATTAAGAATTTGTGAAATTTTGGCTTTATGTAATAATATTCCTCATATTATTAGAGGCTCTTCTGGTTCTTCACTTGTTTGTTATCTACTAGGTATCACTGACATTGATCCAATTAAAGAAAAGATTGCTTTCTCAAGATTTCTTAATGAATATAGAAGTTCTATGCCCGATATAGATATGGATTTTCCTCATAATCAACGGAAATATGTTTTTGAAAAAATATTTAATAAATGGAATAATGTAGTTCGTATTAGTAATCATGTTACATATGGAACGAAAGGTGCTACAAGAAAAGCACTAAAATTAATGGGAGTTGAAGGTAAAGTTCCAAAAGATAAATGTAATATTAATTATTTTAAAGATCCAGATAAGAAGAAAGAATTAGAAAAAAATATTAAACAGTTAAAAGGAACACTTAAAAACTTTTCATTACATTGTGGTGGTATTATATTCTATAATGATGAAAATTTAATAAGTAAAGAGTTGCTAAACGATAGACAAATTAAATGGAATAAAAATGAAGTAGATAATAAAGGATATTTTAAAATTGATATTTTAGCTAATAGAGGATTAACTCAATTATTTGATATTGATAATAAACCATTACTAAATTATGATTTTAATGATAAAAAAACAATTTCCTTACTTCATTGTGGAGATAATTTTGGTATTACTTTTGCTGAAAGTCCCGCAATGAGAAAAGTTCTAACACTTTATAAACCTTCTTCCGTCCAAGATATTGCTAAATGTCTTGCTATAATAAGACCTGGTGCAACAACTGAAAATAATTATAGTTTAGAAGATCAAAATAATTATAGTTTAGAAGAAATAGAAAATGATGATATATATATAGAAGACAAAATTGATAATAATATAATATTTGATGATGATGCTATATACTATATAATGAATTTAACAGGATGTGATGAAAATAAAGCAGATAGTATAAGAAGACTATATGCTAAAAATAATAAAGAAGGGATAAATGAATTTGAATTTGATTTATGTGCTAAATATCCTGAACTAGATGTTAATGATATTACGAATAAATTGACAAATTTAAAAAAATATAGCTTTTGTAAATCACATGCAATATCTTATGCTTATTTGGTATGGGCTTTAGCATATCAAAAAGCAAATAATCCTAAAGAATTTTGGAATAGTACAATTAAGAATTGTAATTCAATGTATAGAGATTGGGTGCATATCAGAGAAGGAATAAATAACGGATTAAAAATAAAAGGAGAAGAAGAATTAGATAATATAAAACATTTTTACAAATATGGATATTGGATAAGTAAAGAATTTATAGATGAAAATATGTATGTTAATATAACAGAAAATAAAAAATTAAAATGTACTTTTAGAGGATTAATAGCATCTTCTAAATTTTACAAAAAATATAATATAAATAAAAAAAAATATGATTATGTTACCTTTATAACTATTGGATATAAAAATAGTATTTTTATTGATATTATAGTAAAAAAATGGATATCTACTAAAGGTAAAAATATTTGTTCTGGTAATGGCACAGTAATTATTAAAAATAATGATTATGCTACTATAAATGTAGATAAATATACATTAGGATAATATAAATAAAATAGATAATTTTATATATAAAAAAAAATAAAAATATAAAATAAATATATTAGAAAATGTTAAAATATAAAAATATAACAACCATAGATCCAAAATACTGGGGTAGATGTGGCTGGATTTTTTTAAATAGTATAGCCTTAACATATGATGAATCATTAAAAGATAAATACAAACAATTTATTATAACATTACCATATGTATTACCTTGTAAAAAATGTGGTAGTCATTTAAAAGAAAGTATAAATAAAATAAAAAATATTGATACTATTTTATATAGTAAAGAAACATTTATAAATTGGTTATTAGAAATAAGGAATAATATTTGTAAAGATCAAAATAAACAAACTAAAAATATTAATGATTGTTTAAGTGAGATTTTTATATATAAAAAAGAAGATAATGAAATTACTTATTTTATAATTATTTTAGTTATTTTAATAATAATTTATTTTATTTATTACTTTATAAAAAAAAAATTAATCTAATTTATAATTGAGTTTATATCATTTAAAATTAATTTATTTAATAATATAATCTGTTCGCCCGTAATTTTATCATTAATCCAAAAATTTATATTACTGTCAATTTTTGATAGTAATTTATCTCTAATTTCTGTTATAAAAGTGCTATAATCTCTTATAATTTTTTTGAAAGACATATAATTATTAATAATTTCCTTAAATAATAATTCTTGTAAAATTTTACTACTAATATTTGGATTAGCAAGTTTTATATCAATCCACCAAATACACCATAATGCACAAAATCCATTTGGATCGCCTATATAGTCATTTTTCTTTTCTTTAATTTCCATCATTTGAAAACCAATTTTAGGTAAATAAGTATATGGTTGAAAATATTTGAAACCAAGATTATATGAAATAAATTTATTTTCTAGAGTATTATCTAAAAGTGATGAATTATAATTCATTCCATACGGTGAATCTGAGCCATGAGGTTCAAATCTTTCAATTATTAATAATTCAAAATCAAAAATAATATAATTAGCATGTCCACAATAATTATCATTTATATTTATTTCAATACCTAAAGGAATAATAAAAAATCTATATTTATTTTGTTGTTTATTTATAGTTAATAAACTTCTTAAATCATTTAAATTAGAATTTGGAAATTTAAGATTATTATTTTTCCATATTATTTCTATACTAATTATTTCACAAATATTATTATTACAATTAACTATATTCTGATTTATTAATTTTAATGATGAAAATGTTGTTATTGAATATTTTTTATTTAAATATAATAGACCACATAAAACATCTAAAGTAGATCCTTTAAAAGTAGTTAAATTAGTATTTTTATAATCTTTAATTAATTTGGGATATAAAGTTGTTATTGGATATGAATATTCATTTTTAACTTTTTTATATTTTTTAAAAACTTCAATAAAATTAATTAATTTTTTTTTTATAATTTCATAACATAATTTTTCTTTTTTATTTATTTTAAGATTAACTAATAATTCTTTTTCAGTATCATTTAATTCGTTATATGATAAATTATTATTTTTACATCTATTATCCCAATAATCAATCCATTTAATATTTTCACCTTTTGTTTGTAATAAATATAAATAACTTTTTGTTATCATATCAATAAATTGTTCTATATCATTGATTGATATGTAATCAAATATTAATTTATTATTCTTATCAATCATAAAAATGTCTAATTTTTTTTGAATTAATAAATTTTTAAATTCTATCCATTTATTTTTCTTAACTAATAAAAAAAAACAACTATTTCCATCAGTATTTTGTAAATTTAAATTTGTATTTCTAATAAAATAATTTAATATGTTGCTAAAATTTTCAATATAAATATCTAAATTATTAATAATTATATGCAAACATGTATCTCCATCAATGTTAAATATATCAAAATTAAATTTAATTTTGATTAGAATATTATATACATCATTAATTATTTTTATATTAATTTTTTTAAAATTAATATTTAAATTATTAAAAAAATAATGAAAAAAAATATTACCATTTATATCTTGTATATTACCATCAAACTTTGTTATAACTTTTTCTAGGATATTTATTATTGTTAAATCTATTTCATTTTTAACTAAATAATGTAATGATGAATATTGATATATATTTTCTACAATATTATAATTTAATTCTTCTTTAAAATTTTCAATCATATGTTTTAATATATCACTAGTTTTATTATATATCGCTAAATGTAAAGGAGTTTTACCTTCGTTTGTTTTTATATTTATATTTTTAATAAAATTAATTATAATTTTATAAATTTCTAAATTATTATTAATTATTGATAAATGTAATGCATTTTCACCAGCATAATTTTTAATTAAAAAATTATTACTATTTGCTAATATTAATTTTACTATTTCTACATTATTAAATTTTATAGCATAAAATAATGCAATATTTCCTTCTTTATCTTTTATTTCAAATATATTTAAACTAATTATCTCTTTATTTTTTTCTATAAATAATTTTAATATTGGAATATAAGAAAATTTTATTATATTATATAATAATGATCTATTATTATCATCTAAAATATCAATTCTTATATCTTTACTTAATAATGCTTTAATTATTTCAATCTTATTAAAATTTATAGCATATTCTAATAAATATATATTTGAACTATCTCTTATACTATAATCAATATTATGATTTAATATAAATTCTAATAATAAATCCCATTGTTCTGTTTTTACATATTGAAAAATCTGTATATTATATTTATTATTGCTTTCTATAGCAGCTGTCAAATTTATATTCATTAATCTATTTATATTAATATTATATTAATTAATTTCTAAAAATTGATTTTAATATTTATTATATATATATTATTATATATAATGTCCGATAATACTCTGTCAGATAAAACTCCTCAAAGTCCTTATATTAATACAACATTAGTTAGTTGTGTTATGTTAAATCCTAATCAAATGGATAATAAAATCTATCTGCATTTAAAAAGTAATTTAAATAATAAATTAGTTGGTAAATGTTATCTAAATTATGGATTTATATCAAATATTTATAAATTAGAGGAAATATCTGAGGGTGTTATAGAGGCAGAAGATCCATCTTGTAGTGCTAAAATTGTTGTAAAATTTAGTTGCAGATTATGTTTTCCACCAAAAAATAAATATATTATATGTAAAATAGATAGAATGAATAAAGCTTTAATTAGTACTATTAATGGACCAATTAAAGTTATTATTACTCAAGATAAAATTAATAAAGAAGAATTTTATTTGGATTCTGATAGAAATATTCGTATAAAAAAAAATTCTGAAAGTTTAAAATCAGATATGATTGTTAAAATTTTAATTTTATCTTCTACATTTGGAAATTATGATACTTCAATATTATCTATTGGTTATTTACAAGATTTAGCAACTCCTGATGAAATTAAATTATATAATGAAGATGAAAATAACACAAATAAAGATCAACAAAATAATATATTATTATATGATTAAATTAAGATATATAAATATATATATATAATATAATTATAGAATATGAATTATAATAATAATTATGAAAAAACAATAACTATAAAAAAAAATTTTTACTGCACAAATTGTAATAAAAAAGGACATGTTTATAAAAACTGTTTGGAACCAATTATTTCTAATGGTATTATAGGAATATATATAAATAATTTTGATATAGAAAATTTTGATAATTTAGAAAAATATATAAATTTAAATCTATATCAATCTCTTAGAATAAAAAAAAATACAAATTTTGAATATAAAAAATTATGTAATGAAAATTCTGATATTAGATTTCTTATGATACAAAGGAAAAATTCTCTAGGATATTTAGAATTTATAAGGGGAAGATATGATGAAACAAATAATCAAAATATAAATTATATCTTTGAACAAATGACTGAAAATGAAATTCATGATATTTTAAACAAAGATTTTGATTTTTTATGGAATGATTTATGGGATGTTAATAATATTAAAAATAAGAATCATTACAAAGAATATATGACTTCTAGACAAAAATTTTATGAATTAAAATTAAATAAAAGTGATATTATTAACAATTTAAAACCTAAATATTTGTATAATGAATGGGGTTTTCCTAAAGGTAGAAGAGAATTATATGAATCTGATATTATTTGTGCTATACGTGAATTTGAAGAAGAAACAAATATTAAAGAAAATATGTATAATTTATTAGAAAGTTGTTCTAAAATTAAAGAAAATTTAGTTGGAACAAATGGTATTAATTATTTACATAATTATTTTTTAGCTATTCTTAATACTGATAAAATTAATAATATTGATTCTGCTAATAGAGAAATTGGTAATATTAAAATCATGTCTTATAATGAATGTATTGAAAATATTAGACCTTATCATATTAATAAATTAAAAATTATTAATATTTTATATGAACTTATTTGTGATTTCTTAGAATCTAATAATAAAGTATGTAAATAAATTATATTTTAATCAATTAGAATATTCCATTTTTTATTATCATTACTTTCAAACCCTAATTTTTTTATTTTGCTTATATCTTCTTTTGAGATTTTATCAAATGAAAAAGATAAATTTATACTATTTTTATTTTCTTTTACATTAAATTTTATTGTTGTAGATAAAATTTGATTTATCTTATTTTGTAAGTATATATTTCTATCCTCAATATTTAAAGGAAATTTTAAATATTCATGATTTGATGGTATCATTATATATGTTATTTTATTCTTTCCTTTAGCATATTTTTCATGTTCTATTAATTTTTCTCTTATTTTTTTACATATAGTATCTCTAGTAGTATCTTTTGATGTTAATTTTAATCCTAATAATTTTGCTATATCTTCTAAATATTCCTTTTTTTTTGATGTTGCACATACTGCCCCTTTTATTGAGGGAATACCTGTTCCTCTTTTTTTTTCTAATATTTTATCTCTTTTTTCTCTTAATTTAAAAATATCTTCTACTTTATCATATAACTTTGTTTTCCCTCTATTTATTTCTCTATCTACTATTCCAACATATTTAAATTCATCTCTATTATCATAATAATCCATTACTTCGTCAAAATTATATATTTTATCTTTATTTTCTATATTATTTTTAACTAATATATCATCTTTTAAATTTTTCTTTTCATTATTTATGTAATTATATAAACTTAATTTTGATAATAAATTAAAAAAATTGTGTGTTCTATAAAACATAGATACATTCTCGTTTTCATCAAATGGTTGAAATATATAATATCCATCCAGATATATTAAATAACCAGCCCTACTTGTTTTATCAAAAATTATATCTTTATAATTGTTAAAATCATTCTCTGTTATTGGTATTAATTCATCTAACGCTTTTTCTACAAAAAAATTATCAAATAATTCTTTCTTATTTTCATCATATGATTCTTTTACATAATTTATTATCGTTTCTAAATTATATACATATTCCGTCATATATAATTCTAAAATCTTCTTTTTAGCATATTCAATTTCTCCTCTTGCTAATTTACTTGTAAATGTCGAATAATCTAAATTTTCCTTACCCAGTTTTTTATATATACCCCTCTCAGAATCGTAATACTTTGTTATTAATAATTTATCATCACACTTATAATCACAATTCGTAAAATCACATTTACTCGGACATAAGTTATAATCTTTTTGATTGTTTTCTTTAATTTCAATATCCAATAAATCTTTACTTGGTGCTTTGCATTTATCAAACTCTTTAATCTCATCTTTAAACACATTGCCTTCCCTAAATAATGGACAATCTATCGCAATCTCTTTTAATCCTCTCTCTACTTTCTTTATTAATAAATATTTTAATTCAGCCTTGTAATATAAATTCTCATCAGTTGATAACTCATTATTACCTAAAGTCACTACATATTTATATAATTTTACTTCTGGATATGGATGTTCCTTACTCATTAAATCATAATGAGAACACCATCTTATTGCCCTTGCTACAACCTGATCAACTCTACCAAAATTAAAATATACATCTAATATATGAACTGATTTAACATTTCTTAATGATATACCTTCGTTCATAACTTTTGAACCTAAAACAACTTTAATTAATTTACCATCTTTGTTATTTATATTACTAAATACATCATCCAATATTTTAATTTTATTCTCAGGAACAATTTCTGCTATTTCTTCATTAGATTGACCTTTTATAACAATAAAAGTAGCTGGTTTAAATTCATGTTCTGGTATATTTTTATGTTTTGATAAATAATTATCATGGTCCGAATGTTGATGTCCGCAATAATAACAAACTGTATCATCTTTAATCTGATAATTCTTTTTTTCATCGTATTCTAACCAGCCATTTACTATTAATATTTCCTGATATAATTCAATACCTATTTTAACCAAATTTGAATATACAAATGATGTTCTTGATTCTTTGTTTTCTTCACTGTAAAATATATTTTCATATATATCACATAATGCTCTGTGAAATTTTGTTGAAAATTTACTTAAATTTTCCTTTTTTAATATAGCACCTGTAATATTTTTTGTTTGTTCGTTAATATTTATATAATCTTCCTTATATTTATCTAATCCATAAATTTCTTTCGCTATTAAATTATTTATTTTTTCATGATGATTTTTTAACTGATTCTTTAATGTATTTAAACCTTCTCTACCATATAAACCTAATAAACTCTTTTTGTCCTCTGAAATACCAGGTAGCACAAAATTTGCTACCGCCTCTGATTTCCTATCTAAACTATCATCTACTATTTTTAAAGCTTCATCGTATGTTTCTCTCTGAAATTTATCCATCTTACATTGAACTATCTTTGTAAATAATAAACCCTTCGGTTTTACACCCATTTCTTTCTTTTTAGCAAAAGTTATAGGATCTTGACCTCTAATATGACTAACATATCCTCGCGACATTTTCTTTAAATATTCTAAACCACCTTCTTTTAACGTCATTAAATGTGTTTTATCATTTGTAAATATTAAATCACGTTTTATTTGGGAGTATGCAGGTCTTAAGAAATTTATTAATTCTATAACCTCATCCGCCGTATTTTTCATAGGCGTTGCTGTTAATAATATCACTTTCAAATTTGTTGAATTATCTATAATCTTTTTAACCGCCTCTCCCCAAGAATTTCCTGTTAAATTATGAGCTTCTTCTACTATTAATAAAGTATTATTTAAATTAACTAATCTATCTATTGATATATCTCTCTCAAATAAACCTTCATCTGTTTTTTTATAAGAAACCTTGATTTTATTATTTTCTATTATTTTCTTTTCTATTATTTTTTCACCTAATACCTTTTTATAAAAACTCGTATATGTTGGTATTTTGTAATATTGTAAGGCATTTGCTAATGCTTGCTTTTGATTTTTCTCTTTTTCTTCATCATTAATTAAATATGTTCTTTCATTTTGTTTTGTATATTCATTCCCTGTACAGCTTATTATATCTTTTTTCCATTTTTCTTTTAAATGTGGCCCTGGAACTAATATATGTATCTTTGTTCCATATCTCTGCACTAATGGTTTGAATTTTTCTGCTATTGCTATTGCCGCACATGTGTTATGACATATTATTCCTTCACTCATATAATTATGATGTATATCAACTTCCATGTCATATACATAACCTTCATACTCTAACTCTCTAATATTAACTATACTTAATTTTACTATCTCTTCGTTGTAAAAATCATTATCATGTGTTTCAGTAATTCTCTTTATCAAATTAAATTTATATGTACTCGTTTTATCATTATTATAACTATCTTTTGTAAATAATACCTGTAAATATGGATTTTTTATCTTTATATAATACTTACTATCTTTTTCAATACCATATACCCTATAAGATATAACTATACCAATTATCCTAAACAATATCTCTAATTTTTTTACCGTTTTATAATTTAAATTATTTATTACTACTTCTCTTGCTATTGTATTTATATAGGCTTTCTTTTCTATAAATCCATATAAAAATAATCTAATACAAGTTATATTATAATGTAAAACCATATTATTTATATTCTTTTCAAAATTATAACCTTCTTTATAACATTCTTCTAACTTAAAATCATATATTCTACCCGTATTATATATTTTTCTTGGAATACATACGCTTTCTCCTACTCTTAAATTATTATCCCAACTATTTTTAATACCATTATTTTTTAATAACTTATGAGCATAAGTTATACCTATCTTTGTTCCATTCTCAAATTCTATTTCTCTTATATAGGATTTAATATGCTCTCTGTATAATTTACTAATTGATTTACTTATCATTTTACTGCCATCATAACAATTTATAATTATATTTTCAGAAGGTAATGACCATTCGCCTCCTTCATTATCAATTATAATATCTGTACTGTATTTATTCCATACATCTGACGCTTTAATCAAATCACCATTAATATACTCGAAATCAATACCTCTCTTGCATTTACCTGTGCCTGTTCCATGAAATAATAATAATCCTTTATATGGTGTATCAGGATTTATAAAATTACTTAGTAATGATTGATGTTCTAATAAACTTCCAACAGGTGGCTTACAAATTTTTTTCCTATAATCTTCTATCTCCTTATAATTTGTTAATTCCGGCCTCTCTTGCAATTTATAGTAATAAAATTCACGCTTCTTATATAACTTTAATTGTAAATGTGGATCATCTACTTTTGGATATCCATATGTCTTCTCCTCCTTTATATCTATATTTTCTATTTTTTCATATACTTCTTTTTTATCATCTTCATCTTCTTCTTTTTCTTTATAATATTTATCCTTTTCATCAATATTATCTATATCATCAAATTTTTCTATTTTTTTATCATATCTGTCAATATCATCATAATCATTTAAAACATCTTTTCTATATTTTGTTTTTTTTTTATTATTATCATCATCTTTAACCATTATTATATATTAATTGTAATATATATTTTAAATTATAAAAAAATGAATTTATATTTATATATATACATTATTATATATATATTATAAAAAATGGAAGATAAGTTAAGCTCTTTAGAACCAAACGAATTTTATAATTTTTTACTTGATAATATTTTTCAACAATTTGAAAATGATAAAATATTTACAAATCAAATTGATGAACCAAAAATAACAAAACCAAAAATTAATTATGATTTTCAAATTAGAAGAACTGTATGGACTAATTTTACTAAAAATTGTAATGAATTGTCAAGAGAAATTAATTGTGTTAAATTATTTATTGAAAAAGAATTGTCAAATATTTCATCCATTAATGGTAATAATGAATTACTTATTAAAGGTAAATATAACTCTAATATGATTATGAGCGTCTTTAAAAAATATATTAAAACTTTTATTCAATGTAATTGTTGCTCTTCTATTAGAACTGATATCGTTAGAGATAATATTACTAAACTTGATATACTTAAATGTAATAAATGTAGAGCTGAAAGAACCGTTAAATAAATATTTGTATAAATTAATTTATTTTATATTTTTATATTATATAATGAATTATTACGAAAAATACCAAAAATATAAACAAAAATATTTAGAGTTAAAAGGTGCTGGTGTAAATAATTCAATGCCCAAGAAAGAACCTACCCAAGAACAAAAAAATTTAAATTTATTACATGCTATTAAAGATAATAACAGCTTTAAAAAAGACTTCTTAGAAATAATTCAAAATAATAGTATAGTTTATCAAGATAAATATAAACTTTATAATGCAGTTTTTCTACAAAAAAAAGGTTTTAATGCTGTAGAATTAAGAAGTTTACATTTTACAGCATCTGAATTACCTACTGTTTTTACAGCATCTGATTTAAAAACAGCAGGTTATACAGCAACTGAATTACACAAAGCAGGTTTTACAGCATCTCAATTAAGAGAAGCAGGTTTTACAGCATCTCAATTAAAAACAGCAAATTTTACGCCAGCTAAATTATCTACTGTTTTTACAGCATCTGAATTAAAAGAAGCTAGTTATACAGCAACTGAATTAGGAAGTGCAGGTTTTACAGCATCTCAATTAAAAGAAGCAGGTTTTACAGCATCTGAATTAAAAACAGCAGGTTTTACAGCATCTCAATTAAAAGTAGCAGGAGTATCGTTAAATGACGTCTATAATACAGCACGATATACAATAGAAGAATTAAAAAATGCTGGTTACACAGCATCTGAATTGAAAGCGTTAAATATTAATGTTAATAATTTAAAAATAGCAGGATTCAATATTTATGATTTAAAAATAGCAGGATTTACAAAAAAAGATTTAAGTTCTGCTTTTACTGAAGATGAAATGAGAAATAAAGGTTTAGCATAATAAAAAAGTATTATTATAATTATATAATTATAGTATTATGGAATTATTTAATCACTACAATGAATATAGTACTTATTTAGCAAGTATAGATGACAATAAAAAATATTTAACAAATAAAAATATGAAATTTTTAGGTGTAGAAGAAAATATACATTGTTATAGATTTGAACTAGAAAATGGAAAACAAATATTAAGAATAATTGATGAAAAATTTGTATCCTATGAATTAGTAAAAGAAGAAATATAATGTGTATAAAAAAATTATATATAAAATATATATATATGGATTATTATCAAAAATACCTAAAATACAAAAATAAATATTTAATAATACAAAAACAATATGGTGGTGCTACTTTAATTGAACTTGTACGCACAAATTCTAATTTTAGAATTTGGTGTAGCACACTAAATAATCAAAAAAAATCATATGAAGTTAAACTGGGTGAATTTGCAGAATTTAAAGATTTACTAGATGAAAATGAAAAACAAAAAGTAATTGATTATATTATAAAAGGAGGTGTTCATCCTGATTGGCTTAAATTAGCTTTAAGTTCAAGTGGAGAACAACTTCTTAATATACAGCAAGCTGAAAGAAGAATAAAAGAGGCTTTTGTATATACACTGAGATTGTATCCAAATCATGCTAAAAATATTTTTACTGAATTAAAAAAAGGTAAAAGTATTAGGGTTGAATATTGGGTGTCTGAAAAATTAGCAAGTAAAACTGATGTGTTAGATGAAGTTATAGGACTTATAGATAGTCAAGGAATTAATCAAGCTACTGATATTATTCATAGACTTATTCCAGAATATATGGGATTTATAAAATACTTACCACGATATGAACAAACGGCTGCTATGCCACTTGATCCTACCAGTGGAAGGGCTGCTATGCCACTTGATCCTACCAGTGGAAGGGCTGCTATGCCACTTGATCCTACCAGTGGAAGGGCTGCTATGCCACTTGATCCTACCAGTGGAAGGGCTGCTATGGCTAGCTCTGTAAAAGTCTCCTTTTCTGAACTTTTGGGTCAAAAACCTGATTTCCTCAGGTTACTTCAGATATACAGAGATTCTGCTACTAACCCCAAGGTTAGATTTGATACACTCAACGAACTAGAAAAATATAAAAATTTTCTTACACCTGATGGTGCAAAAGAACTTGATAAATTTTTTGAAAAAGGTGAGTCAATAAAAGTACCTACTCATGCACAGGTTATGTCTACTATTTTAAGACTTTCAAGAGATCTTCCAGAAAAATATTGCCCAGATTGTAAAAAGATGTGTCCTCAGGGAATAAAATGTCCAGAGACTAACCTATACCATTAATGATTGAGTTATGTCTATATACTATCCTTAAGAATTCCTTTTCAAGTTAAAAGAATAATAAATAAAATAATAGAGAGATATATTTATGTGATAGTTTAGTTAAAGCGTAAAATACGTTGTTTTTAATTTCTCTATTTATTTTATTTTTGTATTAAAATTAATCGATAAGTTAAAACTTATTTTAGTATATAATAACTAAATAATTTATACCTAATATAAAAAAATGAATTTATATATATAAGAATATTATTATATATATAGGATGGAACATAATATAGATTTAGATAAACAACCATTAACTATTATATCTACTCAAGGTAGTGTAGCTAATGGTAAAACATCAATAATAAAATGTTTAACAAAGAAATCTTTAATGAGATTTAAGAAGGAAGCGGAAAATAATATGACAATTAAACTTGGATATACAAATGCTAAAATAATGAAATGTATTAAATGTCCAGAGCCTTTTTGTTATCAGATAAATAATTTAAAATGCAATCAATGTGAAGAGGATACAGAATTAAAATTAAACATATCATTTATTGATTCCCCTGGTCATAATGATTTACAAGCTACTGCACTAAGTGGAGCAAGCACAATGGATTATTGTTTATTATTAGTTTCAACTGATAATGAATTAGAAAATAGGGGTGATGAATATGTAAATGAACATTACAAAACAATTAAATTTTTAGATATGATTGATAAAACGGTTATATTACAAAATAAGATAGATTTGGTGACAAAAGAAAAAGCTTTAGAACAATTTAGAATAATAAAGTCTAAATATGAAATTAAAAATATTATACCAATTAGCGCACAATATGAACACAATATAAATTATCTATTACAATTTTTAGTAGAGAAAATACCATATCCAATTAACGAGAATCTTATAAATAAAATAAATTCACCATTAAAAGGAACAGTTATTAGAAGTTTTGATGTTAATAAAAAAAGTATATTAGTTGAAGATATTAACTGTGCTGTTATTGGTGGAACAATTAGATCAGGAATGATTAAAATTGGAGATAAAATTAAATTATTACCTGGAATTACAAAAAATAATAAAATTATTCCTTTAAAAGGAAGAGTTTTATCTCTAAAAACAGATGATATAGAATTAACTGAAGCATATCCAGGTGGATTAATTGGGATTGGATTATCAATTGATCCACTTTTATCAAAAGAAGATAGATTAGTAGGTAATATTATTGTATTAGAAGATAATGAAACAGTAAAAACTTTTGTAAAGGCAGACATAAGTTATGAAATATATGATAATATTGATATTAAAGAAAATGAAAATGTTTCTGTAATGTTATATTCGTTAAAAAGAACAGCTGAATTAGTTAGTTTGAATAAACAAAATAAAACGCTAACTTTTGAAAGTAAATTACAATTTGCTGGAGAAATAAATGATAATGTTGTTATCCTTAAGAATAATAAAATATGTTTATTTGGTAAAATTACAAAAATTTATTGATTTTTTTATAAATATAATTAAGTTTGCTATTTACTTAAAGTAAATAGGGGATTTTTTTCGGTAGATCTTTTTAATATTTCATCTAAAATATCTACTTCTACTTTTTCTATATCGTAGTCTTGATTTTTAATAATATAATCATTTTGTTTTATAATAATTCTGTAATCAGAATTAGTTTCATATAAAATACTAATAGAATAATCATCAGCAATATTTTTGTAAAAATAAAAATTTTTGAAATCTAATGTATATTTTAGATCAAAATATCCTTCTTCACTAACAGTATATAATGTGAAAATAATTTCTTTTGATGGTTTAATAAGAATTATATTTGTTTTAATATAATCATTAATAATACTTTTTAACTTTTCTATATCTAAATTTAGACTTTGATTTATTAAATCTTCATTATTATCAGAATTTGTAATTGTATCATAAATTTCATCATCTTCTAAAGTTTCTTGAAACTTCCATAAGGTATTTTTTAAAAAATCTTCTAATTCTTTATCATCATAATCTCCTTTATAATCATAAAATCTTTTAAAGAAATGTCTAAACATATTATATAGTTTTATGTAAATCTTATATTTTTCATCAAATAAAGTAATTTCTTCATTATTAATTGTTCTTTTCGATAAATCAACAAAACCCTTATCGGGATCTATATTTATAACTATTAAATGTGTTTCCTTACCTACAATTAAAATCTTATTTACATTAAACTTTTTTTTCCTTGATACTTCTGAATATGATATATATCCTTTAAGATTATCATAATGTATTAAACTAACATTTATTCCTAACTCATTAATGTTATCTATTCTAGCAATAACTACTTCATCAAGGATAGGAAATTTTTTATTATAAATGAATACCATTTTATATGTATATTTATTAATATATATATAAATCAATTTTTATTGTATAATTATAGATTTTGATTACAATTAATATATTCTTCATATTTCTTTCTTCTAAGCAATGATTTTTCCTTATTAGATAGATTACCAGATACTTGTATTTCTTTTTTATTATCAACATTCATTGTAATTGAATTAATTATATCTGAATTTTTTATAGAATCTGATAATTCAGAATTTGTATTTTTTTGATGTAATTTAAATATATAATTAACATACATTTCTAATTTTTCATAAGTTTCATCTGTTAGATTATGAAAGAAAATAAAAACTCCATTATTATTTTCTGAAAAATCTTTATTATCTTTTAATATAATTTTAAATATATTTAGTAAATAATCTTTTTTTTTTATTTTATTTATTTTTCTAACTAATTGTAATTTTCTAGAATAATCATATTTTGATTCTTTATTCTTCCCATCAATAATTATTTCATCTATAATTTCATTAATACAGTTATTTTCTGATAATTGATTATGTGCTAATTCAGTTGTAATAGAAATTTCTGTTTTCATTATAAAAATGATGATTATAATATATTATAATATTATAATTTTTTATAATATATTACACACTCATGATTTTAATTATAATAAAAAATTGATTTATAATTAATTATATTATATATATTAATAAATAATTATAAAATGAGTAAAAATATATATTTAGATAATCTAGTTAATTACTCCACATCTACTTATTCAAATTATTACGATAAATTTATTAATTTAGCTAAAATAGATATAAATAACGAAATTATTAAATTAAAAAGCAATAATTCTATTAATGAAAAGGGAGTATTTATTCAGTATAATTATATTGAATTGGCAACATTAATTGATTTAAAATTTAATGAATTAGTTTTAGTTTATCCTATCTCATTTAATATTGAAAATAATAATATTAATTGGTATAATTTTTTAAATGCTTTATTATTAGTATTAAATACTGATTATTTTAATCAATCAAATAATATTAAGAAAAAATATTTGGATTCTTTAAATGAACAATTAGAAAAAGATATTAAATTAAATAAAAATAAGTTAAATGAAGATATTAATTTTGAAAAAATAATTGAGGTAGTAAATATTAATTTAATTATTTTAAATTATTCTATTAATAATAAAATTAAAATTTACAATAATAATAATAAATCAAATAAATATATTGTTATTTATAAAATTGAAAATGATTATTTACCTGTTTGTGATTTTAATACAAAATATTATAATGATTCATCTTATTTTATAAAATATTTATATGAGGAATTTGATAAAATACAAAAAGAAATAAATTATAAAACTAATAATGTAATATATGAAATTAATGAAGAAATAGTTAATGATGAATTACAAACAATTGAAGATTATACTTTACACGTATCAGAGGCAATTGATAATAAATTAAATAAAGAATTAAATTCTGATTATAAAAAGAAAAAGAAGAACGATAAGAATATTTTTATTACTAATAAAACAGATAAAAAGAAAGAAGAAAAAGAAAATAAAGTTGAAGATGAATCTATATTTAATAAAACAGAAATTATATCCAAAGAAGAAGTAATTAAAATTCATAATTCTTTTAAGAGCACTACTAAATTAGAGGATATTCAAAACTTATGTTTAAAGGCTAATATTCCTATTTTTGCTGGTTCAACTAAAGAAGGAAAACCTAAAAATAAAACTAAATCAGAATTATTAGATGATATAAAAAAATATATAGGTTAATTAGAAATTTTTATAAATAAATAAAATAAGTAAATAAATTTGTAAATTGAAATAAATATAGATAAATATATTATAAATAGAATATTAATATATTAAAAAATGGATAAGAAAATATTAATTTACAAAAATGATTTAAAGTTCAACGATGACATTACAGAAGATTCTGATTTTGATACTGACAACATAAAGGAAATGTATAGTCAATACAAAAAGAAACCTAAAATAGATTTAAGGATAAAAGATTGTGAATTAGAGAATTACAATTATTTAGATTTATCAAATTTAGGATTAGATGATGAATTATTATTAAAATTATTAAAATTGGAAAAAATAATTTTTATATTAAAAAAGATAGAATATTTAGATTTATCGAATAATAAATTAACAAAAACTATTAATTTAGATAAATATAAAAATATAATTTATTTTAATATATCAAGAAATGAGATATGTGGTGCTTTTGAAGATCATAATATTATTGAATTAAACTGTGAATATAATAATATAACATCTGTTGTGTCCAATAGTATTCAAAAATTAAATGCTTGTTCCAATAACATAACTAATATAAGTTTGCCAAAAGTGAAGATATTATTAATAAATGACAATAAATTAAATAAAATGGATACACTAGAACATGTTGAATATATGGAGTGTATAAATAACAATATTAAAACTATTGGTAAATATAATAAATTAAAAGAAATTTTTATAGCAAATAATTTAATAGAGGATATTGATGAAATGAAAGAATTAACAATTTTAAATTGTGTTAATAATCCAATTAAAAGGATTAAACATGTTGGTAAATTAAATATTATATTATGTTCTACACCTAATATATCTTCAAAATATAAAATAAAAAATATATCAAAAATTAATAGTAATTATTTAATAAATTTAGTTTAATTAATTTTTTTGAAAATAGGTTAAATAATTTTTATTGGTTGTTTAACACCTCAACTTTAATCACTATAATAAATTTTGATTACTAAATTTTATAAAAATAGGTTAAATATATTATTATATATATAATATTATATGACAGAATTAAACCAAGAAAGCATTTTAAGTATATCCGATCACATTATAAATGTGTTTGGCACCTGCTTACAACACAAAAAGATCTTTGAAACTGATAAAAAACAAATGATGCAGATTATTGAAGCTACAAATAAATATTTTTATGATAATTATCAAAGAATTTGTCGTATTATAGTTCAAGGACATGATATTAGACCTCTTCTTAGTATGTTAGAAAAATTTGGTAAAGTTCAAACTGGACAATTATCTTTTCAACAAGCAAATGATACAATTGTTGATGAATTGAATTCTAAATATGTTGACGGTGTATTAAATTCAGATAAATTGGTTAAAGAAAGAGAAGCTAAAATTAAAGCAAAAGAAAATGAAAGTAAGATTGTTGAAATTAATGAATATTAACTTAAATTATTTATAATTTGTTGTTTATAATCAATTAATTTTTCTTTTGATTTTTTTACAGCCTTGGTTCTACTCTGTTTTTTACTTGATTTTTTAGTTTCTGTTTCAACTTCTAATTTTTCTTGAGTTTCTAGTTTTTCTTCTAATTTTTGTTCTTTATCATGTAAGGAGAGATATTTATGAATATTATTATAATTTTTAGGATCTAGGAAAGTATTATTCCAATAGATAGATGCAGCAATTTGTTTATCAAGATAATTATGATATTCTACACCATTATAATTATCTAAATTAACAAAAGAAAGTATATTATTCATACCAACATATTGTTTATTATATAATTCAATATTAATTTTTTTATATAACTGTAAAGATTTTTCATCAATATCGTAATCAGTAAATATTTTAATCATATTATAATTATCATTTTTGTTAATTACAGTAATCATTTCTTCTAATTTCTTAATATCAGTAGCTGAGACTTTATTAATTAAATTTTTACAAACAACATATTTTTCAGAATTTGAAATTCTACTAGTAAATGGTTTAGTAATATAAACTTCTTTATATAGACTTTTAAGTAATTCTAAATATTTTAGTGTCACGCTTGTATAAGTATCAAATATCTTTAATACAAAATTTCCACCTTTCTTATTTAATTTTAATGCTGTAACAATTTGTGAAAAGATTAATTTGTAAGCTTCTTGTTCCTGTAGATTCTCCTTTTCCCATTGAAAACCACCATCAGCTGTTACTAAATCAGAATCTTCTGAAAATCCTTTTGTATTTGCTGAAACACCACCAGCAAACATATTAATAGTTCTTAATAAGGTTAAATCACCATCAGAAAGATTACCACCACCTTTTTTGACTTCATCTTTAGACACTGTTTCAAATATATGTAATCGTTTTGGTTTTTCCTTACCATAATAATTAATAAATTCTTTTTCAATTAAGAGATGTTTATTATCTGAATGAAGAGAAATAGCATAATATTTATCATTTTTAGAAGATTTAATCATTTTTAAATTTTCTTGTAAATCTCTGAATAATATAGTAGCTTGAATAAAAGAGCCAGGACCTTCAGCTAGATGAGAAGAAACAAAATTTTCTTTTTCAGGAATTAAATCAAATAAAATAATCATTTCCCACAATTTTAAGAAAGCTCTGCTTAGAACATTAACATAATCATTTTTTTTAATAATACTTTTTTGTATAAATGTTTTTAGAGCTGTATTAATAGAATTATCTTCCTTATTATTTTGAATATCAATATTTTTTTCAAATAAAGATGTCACTAAATAAACTTTCTTTCTATTTTCAAATAAATTAATTTTTTCACCAGTATTATCTTTAGTTTGGTGAATATAATGATGAAAACCAAGATTTAATTCTGGATATGCGATATTATTAGAAAATAGAATATCATTAGAAGTATCTAAAATTTTTTTTTTTTTATTATTTTCTAATTTATAAATAATTGGGACATATTCTTCAAATATATTTGTCATTTATACTATATATATATACTATAATTTAAATATTTAATCAATTTTTATTCCAATAAAAAATGAAATTTTAATTAAATTAATATATAATATGTAGTATATATATAACTAATAATGATTAATATAATAGATTTATTGTCTAAAGAAGAGACTACAAAATTAGATAATCTTGTTAAAAAATATGATAATAAGATTAACGAATTTGAAGTCTCCTTTTTTGGTTCAAAAAATGTTGGTATAAATATTTTAACCTTAGATAAATTCAATCAATTAAATAGTGTATTATCAATTATAACTGAAAAGAATGAAGAAAAGTATAAAAAAAAATCTGAAATTTCATTAGATATTATAATGAGATTAAAAGAATTTGAAAAAAGTGGTAAATCTATCAATTATCGTGTATCTATAAATGATCTTGAAAAAATTAATGAATATTTAGGAATGCTTCATATGAGAAAAAATCATCTAGTTTTCAGTATTCTTGTTGGATACGTTGATTCGGGAGATGAATTTAATCATAAAATTAAAATTATGAAAAAAATTAAAAATTATGGTGATTATATAGAATTAGATGATATTTATATGAAAGTTAAGATGGATAATGAAGAAAAAATTACTTCAGAAGAAATGAAGAAATTAAAAAAAATTAATAAATTCTACGATCAAAATGATTATGATATTTTCTATAGATTAAAAGAAAGAACAACTTATTATATAACAAAAGATAAAAATGTATTTTCTATTGATTTAACAAATGTTAGAACTTCACATGAAATTAATTTATTAGAAAAAATACCACTTAATTATGAAATTGAAGTAGAATGTAATATTAATGATAAATCTACCTTTACTAAAAATCTATTTTCTGTTTCTGAATTTATTATTAAGGTAATCCAACAATCAAATTATATAATTACAAGATCTATGAGTAATAATGTTTTATCTAAATATAGAAATATCTTAGGTTTAGATGAAAAAAAACCAAATTTATATGGTAGGCAGCCCGTAAATCTTGAAGTTCAACATATTGCTGATAAATTACCTAATAAATATACTGTCACAGATAAAGCTGACGGAGATAGACATTTTTTAATTATATTTGATGAAAGATGTTATTTATTAACAACAAATTTAATTGTTAAAGATACTGGTTTAAATGTTGATAAAAAGTATAATAATAGTATAATAGATGGTGAATTAATCTTTTTACAGAAATATAATAAATATTTATTCATGTGTTTTGATTGTATTATTCATTGTAATAATGATATTAGAGAAGAAGCTAATCTGATGAAACGATTAGAATATGCGGATGATATTATTATACAGATAAACAAGTTAAAGTATGAGCATAAATATCTAAAAGAGAATAAAAAACTAGATTTTACTAAAAGAGATATTATGATAAAATACCATCATGATAATTTAATTAAGTTTTATGATGATATAGATAATGAAATTAAAAATACTAAAAGTCCGTCTATGATAGTTAGAAGAAAATATTTTATAGAATCTAATGGAGTAAGTGATAATGAAATATTTGCTTATTCAAGTTTCTTATGGAGGAGTTTTACGAATGATAATTCAATTAAATGTCCTTATTTATTAGATGGATTAATTTATCAACCATCAGAACAGAAATATATTGTAGAAAATGAGAAAACTAAATTAATTGATTACAAATGGAAACCACCTTCTAAAAATTCAGTTGATTTTTACATAGAATTTGAAAAGGATAAAATTACTGGAAAAATATTAACAATATATGATAATTCAATTAAGGATGTTATAAAGAATAAACCATATCAAATTTGTAATCTATATGTAGGACAAACAACAAGAGGGGTTGAAAGACCTGTTTTATTCAATACAGTTGAAGGAGTAAATCAAGGGGATATTTATTTAGGAGAAGATGGTGTAGCTAGAAGTATAGATGGAAAGCAAATATTTGACAAGACAGTTGTTGAGTTCATATATCATTTAACAGATGATATGAATGATAAATTTCGTTGGATTCCTATTAAAACTCGTTATGATAAGACAGAATCAGTTCAAAAATTTCAGAGAAGATATGGTAATTATGCTGAAACAGCGTTATTAATATGGAGAAGTATAAATAATCCAGTATTGATGGAAGATTTTATTGAATTATCAAACGATGAACTGTATGATAAAACTATTAAAAAAATTAGAAGCAAAATTGATTTCTCAATAATTAAAAGAGAAAATACTCAGAATGTATATTATCAAAAAAAATCAAAATTAGTTGAAGATATGGCTAAATTTCATAATTATATTAAATCAAATTTAATTTATATGTATATGAATCCTTTTTATGTTGGTAAAAAGACAGGATATAAAATATTAGATTTAGCAGTTGGTAGAGGTGGTGATTTACAAAAATTCTATTATGTTACAGCTGAATTAGTTGTTGGTATTGATCCTGATATAGAGACTCTTTTAAATTCTTCTGATGGAGCATTAAGTAGATATAAATTTCTCAGATCAAAAAAACCTAATTATCCACCTATGTATTTTGTTCCTGGCACCCCTTGTAATCTTCTTCAGTATGAAGAACAGATTAAACTTTTTGGTAGATTAAACAATGATGCTAAAAATATTTATGATAGATTTTTTACTTTTGACGATAAAAGAGTATTATTTGATAGATTTAATTGTGGATTTGCGTTTCATTATTTTTTAGTAGATGAAAATAGTTTTGAAAATTTATGTACTAATATAAATATGTATTTACGGGATGGAGGATATTTTGTATTTCAAACTTTTGATGGAAACAAGATTAAAGAACTATTAAAAGATAAAACGAATCATGCTGCATATTACAATCAGAATGGTGAAAAAAAATTATTATTTGACATAATTAAAAAATATGATGATAATGATAAAAGTAATTTAGGAATGGCTATAGACGTACATATGGGATGGGTTTCGGAAGAAGGAGTATATCTTACAGAATATTTAGTATATCCAGAATTTATAATCAAAGCATTAAAAGAAAAATGTAATTTAATGTTAGTTGAAACAGATAGTTTTGAAAATATGTTTAATAATAATAGGGAATATTTAAGTATTGCTAGTAAAATAGATGCTACGCCAAATAGAAAATTCTCAAATGATGTTTATAAGTATTATACACCTAGTGAAATTAATACAAAATGTTATGAATATTCATTCTTAAATAGATATTATGTTTTTAGAAAAGTAGAAGCTAATTTGAGTGAAAGTAAGGCTAAATTCTTTACTGAGAAAGAGAATATTAAAAATATTACTGGAAAACTTAGTAAAAAAGGTAAATAATTTTTTTATTATATAGAGATAATAATTATAGATTATAATTATTATGGTTCAATTTATATCTTCTTTTAACAAATATTTTAATCATTACAAGACTATGATAATTAACTTTCCACACATAACTGATCCAGAATATATTTCTCATAATGTTGAAATAATATCTATCCAAAAAAATTATTATTCTGAAGTTCTTTATACATTAAGTAAATTATTAAATAATAATTCTGAAAGTGTTAAGCTAGAACAATTAAAAAATAGTTTGATTAAGAATATTATTTATCAATTAGATGAAAATATATATTTGGTTAAAAACAAATATCCTTATGAAGGACCTTGTAATCTACAAAGTTATGTAATTTGGTGTTTTAATCGTAAATATACCAATGATTATATTGAAAACCTGTTGTTAACCAACAACATTATAAATAAAGATATACATGATTATATTATTTTTCAAAATCCTGTTGTAATTAAAACTGTTAAAAATATAGAACATTGCCATTTACTTATTAGAAAAAAGAATTATTTGTTTAATCACAAATTATGTTATATTAGAAAATTAGTTTGTGTAGTAAGACATGGACCAAGAGAACCATTACTATTTTTACCAAAATTGGATAATTCCTATTGGAGAAATAAATTAGATTATGATAATCAAGTTCATGCAGCAGTTTTAACAAATATTGGTAAAATTTATAGTGGATTAGCTGGAGAAGAGTTTTTTAATGGATATAAATCTTATTTTAATTTTAATTTAGATAGAGATAGTATATATATAGGTTCTAGTGATTTTGAGAGAACTAGATCAACAACTAAATATTTTTTATCATGTTTAGATTTAGAATATGAAACAAATGTGTTGGACGAGCTTTCATTGGAAGAGGATGTATTAGAAGAATATTTAGAATCAGAAAAAAAGGTTGAATTAGATTTAGAGGAAGAGTTTTTAGAAAAATTTAATGAGAAAATATATAATATATTTGGTTATAGAATAAAAAATAATCATGATTACTTTAGAATACAGAGTGTATTATCAATTTATAAAGTTCATAAATATCCATTACCAAAAAATTGGACAAAAAAATACGATACAATCTTAAATGTAATTACAAATATGTATTATAATAAATTATATACGATTAGTTTATCAAGATTATTAGTAAAAAATTTAATTAAAAAAATTCTTAATATATTAGAGAATGATAATATAAAATTTTCATTTTTGTGTAGTCATGATACAATAGTAATGGCATTATTGAAATATTTTCAACCAAATAAAGAATATTTTATACCAGATTTTTGTTCTCAAATAAGATATGAATTATGGTCTAATAATATTTTACGTGTGTATTATGATGGAAGTATTATATATGAATCTAAAAGTTGATATATTTATTTAAAGATAATAAGTTATATATATAATAATGGAATATAAAGCATATAATCATGAATTACTGTTAGAAAAAATAAAAACGAACACAACAATGAATAATGAAGTTGTATCATTTTTTAATAATTTTACATTTAATAATGTTTTAAATCAAAATGCTGCTAAAGGAAATTCTACCTATGTATTTAAAAATGCAATTAAAGAAGATACAACTAAATCTAAAATTACACAAGCTTTAAATAAATTACATGCTCAGAATCTTACTAAAATAGTATCATCAATCAGAGAGATTGTATTTCAAAATTATGATGAATTATCTGAACTTGTATCACAATGTATTTTTAAAATTAAAAGAGATAGCGAACAGATTAGACCAGTAGTTGCTGCATTATGTAGTGAATTACAATCAACATATTTTTTAACAGCTGATAATGAGAAAATATATTTTAGAAGATTATTATTAACAGCTGTTAAGAAAGATTATATGGAAACTTTAAAATATGATGATGAATTATGGTCTAGAGAAAAAAGTGAAAAATCAATGATATTAATTGGCACACTGTATAATACTAAATTAATTGAAAAGAAAATATTAGTAAGTATAATTAATGATTTAGAAAATTTAATAAAATACAAAGAGGATGAAGATCAAGAATATTATAGTAGAGTTGAAAAAGCTATTCAACAATTAACCTGTTTAATTTCTGTAATTTTACCACAAAATTCAATTGGTAATAATGAAAATAATGATATTTTTATTAATTTATTAAAATTTTTAGAAAAAAATATTATAATTTATGAAGATAAAAAATGTATTTCAAAGAAAATAAGAATTATCTGCAAAAATAGTATTACAGAAATAAACAATTATATAAATAAATAAATAATTATAGTAAAAAAAACTGAATCTAAATTTTTATATTTATATATAAATATATTGTATAAGAATATATTTATATGGGAGTAGAAGGATTATATAAATTTATAACGAATAACTTTTCAGATGTTTATGAAACAATTAATATAGGAGAAATAAAAAAAAAATCTTGTATAATAGATGGAATACAACATATATATACTCAATTAATTTACCTAAGGTCAAAAAAAAAAGAAGTTATTAGTGATACAGGATTAAATATTAGTCATATTCATGGTTTATTAAATTCTTTAATTTATTATTTAAAAAATATGATAATACCTATTTTTATTTTTGATGGGAGATCACCTGAAATAAAAAAGAAAAAAATAGAAGAAAGAAGATATAATTTAAAAATTAATCTTAGAAAACTTAGAGAAATTAGAAAATCAGTAAAAGATTTAAATAATGAAGATTATACTTCTGATGATAGTGATTATAATATACAAGATAAAATTATTTTTGGAACACCTCCAGAACATAATAATTTAGAAGATCATAATAATTTAGAAGATCATAATAATTTAGAAGATCATAATAATTTAGAAGATCATAATAATTTAGAAGATCATAATTTAGAAGATGATGATAATGAAAATTATCCGAGGAGATCATCAATTGATGAAAATAATAATGAGTATCATAAGTTATATAAAAAATCAATTATATTGAAAGATTATTTTATATTAGATTGGATGGAAATATTAGAATTATTAGGTATTCCGTGTATCAGAGCAGAAGGTGAAGCAGATCCTTTATGTTCATATATTTTAAATAAAAATAAATATATATTTGGCATAATATCAGATGATAGTGATATGTTAATATTTGGAGCACAAAGAATTATGAGAAAATCTTATAATCAAAAATTTAAGGTTATTGAGTTATATAAATTGATAACAACAATAGAATCAAAATTAAGATTAGAAATAGATTATAATATTATATTTAATGAGGAAGATTTATTAAATTTTTCAATATTACTTGGTTCAGATTATGGTAGCTTTAATTTAAAAAAAAAATATGATAATTCATATGAATTATTAAAAGAATATGTTAAAAATAAGAATATTTCTGATTATATTGAAGAAAGTGAATTAGATAAATTTAATTTAATTAAAGAATATTATAAAAAAAATAATTTTGATGAAATATATATGAATAATAATTTAGTTAATCAAAAACCTATATGGAATAAACCAAATTTAATGTTATTAAAAAGAAGATTATTAGAATTAGATGTTGATGAAGAATATATAGATAATATAAATGAATTATTTGAAGAATATTATTATAAATATAATAAGAAACCTAATTTTAATCCAGATTATTATGAATCAACAAAAATATATAATAAAGAATATTATACTTATTCAAAACCAATTGATATAAGTAAATTTTATTTTAATAGAAATATAAGATAAATATTTTTAATTATCTATAGTATTAGCGGATGAGCCTAATTCATTTGATTCTTCACTTTCATCGTTTTCTTCTTTATTTGTTAATTTATTTTTCTTAAATTCTTTTTTACAATTTTTTTTATAAAGAACTATATCTGTCTTTGTAAAGAAATATTTATATAGAAAATATCCGACACATAATACTAAAACTAAAATTAAAATTAATGTATATATTGTAAATTCAAATCCAAATAATTTAATATTTTTACATTCTTGATTTCCTTCACCAACTTGTACATCTGGCGCTAATTGAACTTGTAAAGGCATTTGTGAAGGTATTGGTTGAATTGGTAGTGCAGGAAGATTAACATCTACTGTTGGTAAATTCGCAAGTAATTTATTTGATTGATTATCTAAAATTCTTGTAAAAGCTTGACTCATTTTTATTTATAATAGTATATTGTTTTTTTATTTGATAAAAAACGAATAAAATTTTATTATATATTTTTAAAAATATCTTATATTTAAAAATATTGATATATTAATCATATAATAACAATTATATATAATATGTATAAATATTTAGATAATGAAATACCTTGGATAGAAAAATATAGACCAAAAAAATTAAATAATATTATTTCTCAAGATGAAGGTATAAGTATTTTGTTAAATACTTTAAGAACAGGAGAAATGCCACATTTATTATTATATGGTAGTCCTGGCACTGGAAAAACTAGTTCTATATTAGCTTTATGTAATGAATTATTTGGTCCTAATCGTGTTAATGAAAGAGTTAAAGAATTAAATGCATCTGATGAAAGAGGTATTAATGTTGTTAGATACAAAATAATTAATTTTGCTAAAACTGCTATTGGAACTAGTGATCCAAATTACCTTTGTCCTCCTTATAAAATTATTATTTTAGATGAAGCAGATGCAATGACAAAAGAAGCACAAGCAGCACTTAGAAAAGTTATGGAAGAAACTTCAAATATAACTAGATTCTGTTTTATTTGTAATTATATTAATCAAATTATTGAACCTATAAATAGTAGATGTGTTAAAATAAGATTTAAACCAATAAAAAAAGAAAATATTTTTATTAAACTAAAACAAATTTCGGATATAGAAAAAATATCTATTAGTGATGATGGATTATATACAATTGCTGATATATCTAATGGAGATTTTAGAAAAAGTATTATTCTATTACAAAATTTAAAATATTATGCTACAGATAATACTATTTTATTTAATAAAAATGATATATATAAAATATGTAAATATATTAATGATGAAACTCTTTTAAGTTATATTAAAAAAATTAAAGAAGAAAATAATATAAATTCTATTATGGAAATTACAAATGAAATTGTTTCTAAAGGTTATGTTTTTAATTCTATTCTAATTAAAGTTATAGATTATATTGTTAATAATAATGAATTAGAGGATTATAAAAAGGCTAATATATTATTCGAATTTAGTAATATTGAAAAAAAAATAAATGATGGTGCTGATGAATTAATACAATTAATTTCTATTTTTAATGAACTCAAAAATATTATTTGTTATTAATTCATATATATAATTTTTTATATTTTACTTTCTAATTCTCTTTCTAATTCTCTTTCTAATTCTCTTTCTAGTTCAATATTAGATTTTTTATTTTTTTTAATTTTTTTGAGTTTCTTTTTATTTTTTATTTCTTTTAATAGATTTTTCTGCATTATTAAATCTTTAGTAAAATCATTTATTGATTCTTTTTCATCTATTTTATTTAATTCCTGTTTAATTGATTTTAATTCATTTCTTTTATTTAATAATTCTTCTTCTGAAATTATTATTCTTATTTTTTCATTATTTATCTTATCATTATTAATTTTATCATTACTAATTTTATAATTAATAGGTATAAACATTGGAGGAGGTGGTGGTGGTGGAGGTAATATAATATTTTTATTTAGAGAATAATCATCAATATTAAATAATTTTTGAGTTTGTATTTTTAGTATATTAAAGAAAAATTTAATAGTAAAATTTTTGTTAGATTTAATAATTTTAAAATAATTTATTTCAAATAAAAGTAGATATTTAATACCTGAACTAAGATTTGTTATTTCTTCTTTTTGATTATTTTCATTGTATAATGATTTTTTTTTATTATAAAATTTAACGATTGAAGGATAATTATCATATTGTTTAATTGGTAATTCTATATCAATATTATCATAATCTGTTTCTGTAAGATTTAGATGAGTTATATATTTTTGTTTTATATTATCTGCTATTTTGTTTATATAATCAATCGTTTTTTTTATTTTACTATTTTTATCATTTATTACAAATGTTAATATATTATATTCATAATAACAATTTAAAAATTTTGTTGTATCTAACTTAAACCAAAATTTATGCAATGGCTCATCTACAGCATTATTATATATATCATATATTTCTTTATTATTTATAAATTTTTCATGATCTAAAATACTGTCCTCAAATATTGTATTATCTGTATCTATTATATAATTTTCAATCATTTTTATATTCTTATTACTGTTTATTAATATTCATAAATTTTTATTACTGTTTATTTTTTATATAAAAATTTTATAAAGTATATTATATGGTAAGTATTAATATTAACGATTTTAACATTGATATTAAATTAGCTATAAATGATAAAAGAAATATTAAAGGTATTATTCTTAAGAATGGAATAAAAGTTATTCTTGTATCTGATCCTAAAATAAATAAATCTGCTTGTTGTATTGGAGTTAAAGCTGGTAATTATGATGATGAATTTCCAGGATGTGCTCATTTTTTAGAACATTTATTATTTATGGGTAGTGAAAAATATCCAGATAGTAGAGATTTTTCATCATATTTAGAAAAATGTGGAGGAATTAATAACGCATATACATCAAATTATATTACATGTTATTATATAGAATTAGATTCATTATTTTTAGAAAAGGGGGTTGATATGTTATCTTGGTTTTTTAGAAAACCAATATTAGACATGAAATATATAAAATCTGAAATGGAAATAATTGATTCAGAGCATAAAAAAAATATATTATCAGATAGTTGGATTATTGATGATTTATTTAAAAAATTTATTAAAAATCAAAATTCAAAATATGCAAAATTTGGAACAGGAAATTTAGATAGTTTAAAAAAAATTACAAAAGAAGATATAATAAAATTTTATAATAAATATTATAAAACAGATAATTTTTATGTTTGTATTGTTGATTCAATTAATATGAATAAAATGATAACTACTTATATACCTTATTTTAATGATATTGAACCTAGATTAAAAAAAGAATTAAATATATCAAATGAAAAAATAAATTTTATAAATAATAATTTTATTATTTTTAATTCAATATCAGAACATAACTTTTTAGATATTTTTTTATTAATTAAATGTAATGAATCTAATAATATTGATTATCAACTAATTAATTTTTTATCATATTTAATAGGCACAGAATATGAAGAATCATTAACTTTCCATTTAAAAGAAAAAAATTTAATAAAAGATTTATATTCTAGTGTTAATTATTATTTTGATTTAGAAGGAATTATTAATATTAAAATTAAATTGTATGAAAATAATGTAGATAATTTAGTTAAAACAATAGGTATATTTTATTCATTTTTAGATAAATTATTAAATATTGATAAAAAAACCTTTAAAAATCTTTATATTAATTATCAATCAATAAAATTATTAGACTTTCTATATCATAATAATTCTTCAGCTTCTGATACTGCTATAAATATTGTAGAAAATATGATTTTTAGTAATATTAATGATGCTATTATTAGAAAATATAAAATTATTGATTATAATGATGATATTTATAAAATATATAAAAAAAATATTAAAAATTATCTTTTAAAATTTATTTCTAATATTAATCTTAATTTTGATAAAATTAAATTTGAAAAAAGCAAATATTATAATACTGATTTTTTTAAAATAAATATTAAAAAATTTATTAATAAAGAAAAATTAAATTTTAATTTTTATAAATCCATATCTATTAAAGATTTTGAAGTAAAATATGAACTTTTATATAAGATTTTTAATAAAAAAGCAGTTCCTAAATTATTTTTTAAAGATAATAAAAAAGAAGTTTATATTTTACATACTAATAAATATGAAAAACCATTCTGTAAAATTTATATTTTAAAAAAAAATAATGAATTTATTAAATCAGATAATAAAATTTTATTAACTATCTATAAAAAATTTTTAGAGAAGATTATTAATTATTATACTTCTAATATGAATTATTATAAATGTGATTTTAATATATTTTTTTATAATGAATTTATTATTTATAATTATAATTGTCTTAATTATCTATTAACTAATTTTATAAATGATATTAATAAATTTATTAATAATATATTTGTTGATGATAACCAAAAATATTTTATTAATGTTATTGATGAATTAATTGATATTTATTATAATAAAAAATATAATAGTCCTACACAATTAGTTAATATATATTTAAGTATATTGATAAATAACGAAGCAAAACCAAACGAAATTATAGATTATTTAAAAAATATATCTTTTAATGAATTCAAAGAAAAAATAAAATCATTATTCATATTTTCAAAAGAATATATCTTATTTTTGGGTAATTTTAATATTAATAATGAAACAAAAAATCTTAAAGGCTTACAAACTATGATTACATCACAAAGTGATACTTCAGATATGTTCGAACCTGTTCAACAAAAAATATATTTTGATAATCTTCTTGAAATTATTTCAACAAATGAAACTATTTTTAAAAAAGATGATAGAATAAAACAATTAAAAGGTAAAATAAGTAATTATATTCTTAAAAAAGATGAATTTAATCCTAAAGAAATTAATAATTGTTTGTATGAATGTTATGAAATAAAAAAAATAAAAATTAATTTTATGGGAGATTTAATAGTTTTAGCTGATATAAAAAAAAAATTAAAATATTTATTTTTATCTAGTTTTATTTCTGATATTATTAATGAACCTTTATTCGATAAATTAAGAACAACTTATAAACTTGGTTATATTGTCGGATGCACTACTAAAAACTATTTATATAATGATTATAATTATTTTTTTCTTATTTATATTGTTCAATCTACATATGATATTAATAAAATTAAAGAATGTATTAATAATTTTAATATTTATTTTATAGAAGATTTTAAAAAAAATATAGAAAAATATAAAGATAAATTTTTATCGTTACAAAAAAGTAAATTATTATATTATTATAAAGATTATATTAATTTAGATGATGAAACAGATAAATATGTATCCTCTATATTAGAAAATTATAATATTTTTAATTTAAAAAAGATTTCTTGTGAAATTTTAAATAAAATAACTTTTAAAAAAATAATAAAATATATAAATAATATCTTTAATAATGAATCTAAAAATAATTATAGTATTTTAATTGATATAAATAATTTATAATTTTAAATATTTAACTATTATATACAATGTCATATTTAGTAAGTCAAAATAGTGTTATTACAACATTAAATGTAGGCGGAAAACCAGAATTTTTAAGTTGTGGAGGGACTAATATCGCTCCTAAAGGAGGAATAACTTGGTCAAATTTTTCTGTATCTACATCAAATTTTAAATATATTTTTAATAGTAATAATTATATTGGATGTATTAAAGATCCAAAAGTTAGAGGTTATCCTGCTTCAAATTCTACTGCTCCTGCTACTATTAAACAATTTTTATATGATAATGGTAATATTCAGTATGTGTGTGGTCAATTTGTTTTATCAAATCCTCTCACAGCAACCAATATAATGTATTTTAATCCTAATTTAAATAATTCAACTACTGGAGATGCTACTTTTAATAATTTAAGCACTATTTCTTTTAGTTCAAATAGTACTGTTAATTGTATGGCATTTTTAAATAATACTGATGGTTCAGTTGATACAACTAAATTAGTTATAGCAGGCACTTTTTCTAATGCTACTATTGGAGGAACTAGTTCATTCGCTAATATAGCATTACTAAATTTTGCAACACCATCTACATGGACAATTAATACAAGTATTGTCCAAAACGGAACAACAGATGGTCAAGTTAATGCTTCTACAACTACTATTAATTCAATAATTCTTATTGGAGATATTATATATGTTGCTGGTGTAGGTGGTGCAGGTAGTAATAATTGTTTATTTTATAGCTATAATACAACAACTTCTACATGGACAAATTTGCTAAGCTCAAGTAATGCAGGAACAATTAATGTCATTAAAAAAACTACTGATAATATTATAGCTATCGGTGGTGGTTTTATTACACTCGAAGGAATAACTTGTAACAATATCGCACTATATACTATAGGTGTTGGTTTTTCTGCTTTAGGTGATGGTGTGCAAGAAGTTCCGGCATCTTCTCCTATATATGCATCTCCATGTGTTTTTGCTTTAGATTTTTTAAAATCTACTGCTACCACTAGTGGTGATTTATGGATTGGTGGATATTTCATTAAAGCAGGTGGTTTAACTGCAAATAGTATTGCTCTCTATAAAATTAATACTAACACATGGGAAGTTATAGATAGAACAGGTGATAATGCTTCTCCTACTACTAAAGGATTATTAAGTGATACTGCAGACAGCACAAATCCTGGTGTTGTTTATACAATGAGTATAAGTGCACTTGATACATCAGTTATAACAGTAGGAGGTTCATTTAGAACTTTATTATCAAAATCAAATATTCCAGCCACTATTTATAATTTAGTTAAAATAATTACATCAGCACCTTCAAATACTGCTCCAAAAAGAAGTTTTACAAAATTTAATTCAACCTCAACTTAATAAAAATTGATTAATATTTATAATATATATATTTATATATATTAGGAAATGAATGAATTTAAACTAAACTTTCTATATAATGATGAAGATCATAATATTATCTCAAAAATTTTAGATATTAATACATATTTAGAACCATCATTAATTAATTCTTATTTAGATAATTTATCAATTCATATTGTTTTAAATGAAAATAAAAAAAATATAAAAAAAATAAATATAAATAAATAAATATTATCAAAACTTATAATATTTATGAATCCAGATTTAGCAAGTCAATTAAACTCTTCAAAACTATCAAACGCTGATATTCAAAATTTAATGAAATCTCTCGGACAAACATCATTAGGTAAAAAAGGTATGAAATTAACTCCTCAAGAAAGAAATAATTTACTTAGTAAAATGACTACCACACCAAATCCTGCTGAATATATGGTTGAAAAAGAAGATACTACAAAAAATATGACAGAAGAAGAAAAAAAACAATATCATAGAGAAGAATTAAGAAGAAAATTAAGAGAAAAACAAGGTAAATTTAGAGAAATTAGATCCTCTAAAGTTAATTTACAAAAAAAATATAATGAACAACTTGAAAAAATACAAAATTTAAATATACCTGGATTATTCCCTACAAATACTGAAAATTCTCAAAATACAGAAAATATTCAAAATACAGAAAATATTCAAAATACAGAAAATGTAGAAGTGGAGCCTAAAAATAAATTAAACGATGAAGAACAATTAGAAGATTTTCTAAATTAATTTATATAATTATTTATCATCAGTGTTATTATATGTATTTAAACTAACACTTTTATTTTCATCATAAACTTCTATTGAATTATTATCATTATTTTTTTTTAATTCTAAATTATTTTTTAATTCTAAATTATTTTTTTTCTTTTTATTTTTCTTAAGTTTATTTTTCTTATTAAGTTTATCAAAATTAAATTTATGAGGCTCACTAAATATAAGATAAATTGTAATAAGATCAATCAAAAGCACCATAATTAGAATTACAATATAAGCTATATTATTTTCAATACAATTCCAATATTTACTTATTATAAAATAATATATTACTACAGTCACTAAAATTAGTACAATATTATTTACATAAGAACCAGTAAAATAATTTATTAAATTAATTATTGTTAGCATTTTTTATTTAATAAAATTATTATATATAAAAACTTTTTAAAATTACCGTATAGAGTTTATTTTTTTTTTTTTATTTATTATTATATCTTAATGAATGATCTATTTAATAACTCAGAGGATAATATAAATAATCTTGATAAAAATATCCTAGTTGATACTCTTAAACATACTTCTGATATAATGACA